CGGTGCTCAGGAAAGAACGCGGCGATGTGGTCGGCGTCGTACCGCTTCTTGCGCACGACGTACCGCGCGTCGCTCCAGTCCAGGGCGCGGCTGCGCCAATCCCAATAAATCTCCGACCGCGGCACGCTCGTAACGCGGTACGGGTAGTTGAACGGGTTGCTGTTGCGCGAGACTTCCACGACTCCAAAACCAGCCTTGATCTGGCTGGCGTACGCATCCGACGTGGCCGTATCCGCCTGGGCCTCGCGTTCCGTCTCGTGCATCTTGGCCGAAAGCGCCTCGGCGACGTCCTGGTACCGATCGTCGTCGGCGCCCACGCGCCAGTCGGTTCTAGTCTTGGCTTCCATGCCCAGCACGGCGTTCACCGTGGGTTGGATGAGATTGGTGACCAACGGGCCCAAGCCCTTCTCGTCCAGGCGCGCCAGCGTCTCCGCGTCCAGCTGGTTGCCGTCGTAGTAGTCGCAGGCCTTGTCTGCTTCGCGGCGCCAGCTGGGCTGATCGCGGATCTCGTCCAGCCAGCGCTCGAGCTGGGACACGGACAGCGCGCCGGGTTCGGCCGGCGCCTGATCGCGGGCGTGCGCGGTCGCGCCGTCGCTGCCATCGAGGAGGCGAAAACCGGTAACGGAAGTGTTCATGCGCGCCAGGATTCCCGGTGTCGTTTGAAGTTTGAGGGCACGTTGTTGACTGCGAAGCGCAGGGACATCACGCCGTAGCGCGATGCGGATATGACGTCGTCGTCGATCTTCACGATGGCGCCGTCCTTGCGGTGATAGGTGCGGTACTCGGAAAGCCACAGCTCCAGGTGCGAAAACACCTTGAACCGGCCGGTCATCATTCGGTCCAGCATGATCTGAATGCCGGCCTCCACGCCGTTCGAGCCGTCTTCGAACTGTGCGCGCTCGGGCAGCATCGCCACTTCCTGCGCCAGGTAGGCATCCCGCATGGGAATGCCCGTGTCCTTCTGCGCCTGCAACGCATCATGCGGCCACGCAACAGGAATCCACTTGCCGCGCGCTTTGATCGCGCTGGCATGCACGGACACCGGCTGCTTTCTTTCGGCGTAGACGTCGTAGACGTAGACGATGTCGGCGTCCAGGTTGTGGGCGAGCCAGGCGCCGGCCGTCGGGTGATCCCAGCCCAGATCCAGACCGCAGATGCGCGGCCAGCTATCCGGGATGTTGAATGGCGGCACCACGATGCTGGATTCCGGCACCGGGAACACCGCGCCCGAACCCAGCACCGGCTTGCCGTAGGCGCGGGCTTCGCGTTCGTGGTCCGGGTAGCTGGCCAGGATCGCGTCGGCCTGCTCGCGGGTGTAGTGCTCGGCATCGTAGATGCCCATGAACACCACGACCGTGCCGGTGTGCTTGTCGATCAGAAACCGCTTGACCGTCGCCGACATGCCCATCAGGGGAGTGAAGGTCATGTACACCGGGCCCAACGTGGTGTTGGTCCGGGTGATAGCCTCCATGTAGATGTCGTGCGGCGGCTCCTCGTCCAGCCATACGAAATCGAGCGTTTCCGCCTGGAACTTCGCCCGGCCCTGCTCGTAATTCCGGAAGCCCAGCACGCTCTCCCCGGCCTGCACGTCGCCGCCGCCGCCGTGGCGCACCACGATCATGGACACCGCGCCCGGCACACCCGCAAGCGGCGCCACTTCCTTGATGGCATCGGCCGGGATGGCGCCGGTGCCGCGATCGCTCTCGACCCCGGGCCGGCCCAGCAACAGGCGCTGCATACCGTCCCGCGTCAGCGCCGCCGAAACCGAGGCCGCCCAGCCCGCCGTGGGCTTCTGGAAAACCTTGCCTTCCCACCATTCCGGGTAGCGCCCGGTCAGGTGCATCGCCGTCTCGTACGCGCCCGAGTAGGTCTTGCCCAGCTGGTTGCCGGCGGAAAAAAGGCGCTCGCGGTAAGCGGCGCCCTGGGCGTGGAACTCCCTCTGTTTCGCGTAAGGCCGGTAGTACTTGAGCCGGTTGCGCTTGGCGCGCCAGGCGCGCTCTTGCAACGCCCTGGCCAGCATCAACCGCGGATTGGACATCAGTGCATCGTGGGCCCGGTGCCGGCGCCTGCCGCGCGCAGCTGGGCAAGGACCTTCTCGACCGGCACGCCTTCAGCCTGCGCAATTTCCTGCGCAGCTTGCGCGATCGCGGCATCCAGTTCGGCGTCGGATTTCTTGTCCAGATCGCCCACGCGCAGCTCCTTGCGCTCGACGAACATTCCCAGGTGACGCCCGATCAGCTCCAGGTTGGGCGTCTTGGGCGCCAGCTTGAGCGTGAAGTTGCCGTTGCGGTCCCAGGACCAGCCAATGACGCAGCGGCGCACCTGCTCCGGGAGCAGCTTCAGGTCGCGCGGGCTGGTGATGTCGCGCACCTCGCCGGTGGTCGGATCGGTTACCACCAGGTCGGCCGGGTCGTAAAAGCCCATTGCCACCCATTCCTCGAGGACCCGCTTGGCGGTGACCTCCAGCTGTGCCGAAAGCTTGTCGCGCATGGCCTGCACAGCCGCGGCGACGTTAGCCTGGGCTAGCAGGCGGGAAGCGCCACTGACGGCCGCCGAACCACGCGCCGCGTAAACGGCCTCATAGGCCTTGGTCTGGTTCGTGAACCCACCCGCGGCGAACTCCTCCACGAAGCGCCGCTGTTGAGGCGACAGCGCGCTATCCGCAGATATTACGCGGCGGCCTGCGGTCAACAGAGCACGTTTCCGGCGCGCAGGTGTCTTCTGCGCCGGCTCCAATACGTGGGATTTCGGCTTAGGCATAGCAGAGGCTGTAACAGGATGAAATACAATCGCCTCGCAATTGCATCACCGCGGGGCAAACTTGAGAGGACAAAATGCTCGACGATGTGGCCGACAAGGCGCGGCGTAACCTAATGATCGTGTCCAATGGAATCCTTGCTGTTGCAGCGCTGGGAATTCCTTTAGACGGCAAACTCGTTGGAGCCGTCGATTTAGGCTCCGTAGAGCCCTGGCGCGCATGGATAACCATCATCGTGGTCTTGATCTACTTCGCGGCGCGCTATCGGCTGGCACCCTCGACGGTGGAGAAATGGGCGGACTGGGCAGAGCGACGGCAAAAGAAGTTCAACGCAATACTGCGTTTTTCCCTCCAGCACGCCCTCGGAAAGAAACTCGAACGAGATCATTCCTCTGAGGTAAATCTGGTTTGGCAGGACCATCGGGACAAGGAAGGAGCACTTGAACCTGGTCTACCGGTGTTTCCGAAGATCGGCAAACGCACTGGAGAGTTCGAATACTTCTGGCGCCTTTCACCGGAAATGGAGGCTCTCTCCGTAACCCTAGAGCTTGATGTCGAAAAATACCCAACTGAATACATGTGGGGTGAATATAGATTTACCCCTAAGTTCTACCTAAAGGCTCACTGGCGCGCCGTGCGGCATGCCTATAAGCCCTCCTGGGATCTGCTTGAATTGTCGCTGCCCTGGGTCGTTGCGTTCGCTGCAGCCATTGTTTGCGTCATCAAGTTAGGCTTCAGCCTGTACTACGAATTTCCTTTCGTCCGCCAATTGCTGTCGACATGAAAAAACCCCGCTCGGCTTGCCGGCGGGGTTCTCAGGCGCACTGGCGACCAGTGACAGAATGACGCGGATTTTGCGGGTCCAATCGGCAACTGTCAACCGACATGCGGTGGTAACGCGCTTTTCGCTAGCGCTCTTCTCCCGTCCAACCCCGCCCTTTCAATGCATTTGATGCAGAAATTTGCTATTGTTACCAAACATATCGAAATAGCGACTGCACTTCTGAATGACCAATTCAACACCGCCCGAACGAACGACAAACTGGCCTCGGTCCGGCCTGAAAGCCCTTCTTTCCGCAAGTGGAATTGCTGCAATTACAGGCGCCATAACCTGGCTCGGAACTACGTCATACGAGCGTGGGCAGCAAAGCAGCCAACTTCAACACCTGACGGTCCAACTCGCAAAACTGGAGAATGCGGACGCGCAACGCATTTCTATGAAAGAGCGAGCAGAGGCGGCCGAGCGCGATTTAAGCACTGCGAGAGAGCAGCTTGCTCGCCTACGCACGGACCTCGATTCTGTGCAACAGCGGTTCACCATCGCGCAGGCCCGCATTTCAAAAGCCGAGAAATGCAATTATCTTGAAGCGATAGCAAGGATCAGCCAGGAAAAGTATAGGGTCGCTGCCAACTGGGCGGGAGGTTCCCCAAATGATTATGCGCATCCCTACTACACCGAGGCATCTGCCAATTACGAGCGTGATCGCGCGAACCTGACTGCTTGCTTGACAAGCCCGGCGGAATAAGGGGACGCCGCAATTGCGGTCGAGACAGAATATGGTCGGGTGGCTCTGAGCGTTGAACAGGGGGCATTGTTGGAATTGGAGTCATTCCCGCCTGTTCAAGCTCTTTATTGTCAGGCTAGCCCAACGATTCCGGCGACTATCAGCGCGTTCTCTATCTGGGCCATCGCCTCAGCTTCCTGGCCAATGACCGCCTTCCCGGCGTGCTTGGGTGGCAATCGTGACCCACGCAGCCAAAGCGTAATTTTTCCGTTCTGGTCGGTGACGGTGCGCTCGCTGATTCCGGCCTTGCTGGCCAGGTCAGCAAGCGCGATGCGCGGCCGGTTCGACTTGGTCGCGAAATACCGCATCACCAAGCCGTCGCGGACAATCCGATGCACGACATGACCCGACAGCACGCCGGCGCCCATCGCGGCATCCGAAACGACTCGGATGGACTGCAGCCATTCCGCGTTCCAGACGGCGCTATGGCAGCACGGGCACGGTGTGGTCTGCGGCAAAAATGCTGCCTCGAGGATCCGCTGGTGCAGCGGCGACAGCGCTTGCAGTTCACGCAAAATGAAGCCCGCCTGTGCTGCGCCGTCGACGCCGGCCAGGCCGCGACCGGTGCGCGGCGTGCGGTCGGCCATCTTCACCATGGCCGGCCGGTCCAGCGTGCCGCTGGAGTAGTTGAAGGCGTACGTGAGCGCCTGGTGGGCACCCTTGAAAAGCGGTTCGGACACTGTGCGCTCCTGGCAATCGAGAAAAATTCGTGCGCCGGCCTGCCGGGCCAGCTGGTCATTCCTGGTCATGAAACCCGCCGTTGCGAGGGCTGCGCGCACCTGCCAGGCTCTGCACCGGCGGCTGGGCCTGGCCGACGCGCTCCAGGTTCAGGCCGAGACGCGACGCGAAGGAAAGCGGCTTGCGAGCCGGCGCGCCTTTGACGATTTCGACGTCGCCGCGGTAGCCGGCGATCGCGCGGGAAACTTCGTCCTCAGTCTTTGGCGCTGCCGGCGGCGTGGGGGGCACCGGAGGCTGCGCTTTGGGCTGCGCATCCGCGATCGATGCAGTCAGCCATCGGCTGTACGCATCAGCAGGCGAGGCAGCCGCACGCGCCACCTGTCCGCAACTGCACTCCCACAGGCCCGATGCAGCCTTGCGCAGGCGCGGACGAACCGCGAACGGCTCGGATCGCCGGGGGGTTTCCAGGGGGACAGCCCGGGCCAAGCCACGTTGGCGCCGGGCCGGCGGCTCACCGCGTTGCCGGCGCTGCTCGGCCTGCACGATTTGCCAGACTCGCTCCGGGGTAATGCCGAACTCCAAGCCCAGGTCCGAAGGCCGCTCACCAGCCAGCCGCCGGCGCGTGATTTCCGCGTTGCGTTCCCTGGTGCTCATGCTGCCGCCTCCGCCCCAAACAGAATGGCCTGCGGGTCGTAGGTCAGCAGCGACGTAACGGTCACCTCGAGACGCGCGCCCTGCTCGTCCGGCTCAGCGCGACGGGCGTGAATTTCTCGGACCCAGGCATCATCGAGAAACACCACGTACTTGAGGCTGTCCATGACGACTTTCTGCGTGTTGTCCAGGTCCAGACATTGAACGGAGTCGTCCCAGGCGGCACCCATCTTGCGTTGACGCGTTTTCCAGTCCTGCGGCCGGTTCGGATACAGAACGAAATCCACCCGCACTCGACCCGGGATCGGCTGGCGAATTCCGCAGACCCTGGCCAACTTCGCGACTTCGGCCTTGTAGGCCTTGGCCTCTGGCGTCACGTACGTCGTCGTGAACGATTTGCCGCCGCCGCGCGGCTTGACCGTCCGGCTGGCCCAGTAGCGGTTCGCGCTGATCGGGTACGGCAGCACGAGGCTGTGAGATTGCGTGGTCATCGGGCTCCCTCGCTGCGCAGCTCGCGCAGCCATTCGATTCGCGCCGCGGTCTTGTCCGCCGGCGCTGGTTGATGGGTCCGGCACTGCCGGGGAAACACCGGGCTGACGAACGTGCCCGGGCGGTCGGTCATGTCGAGGCATCGGCCCAGCCCTTGCGCGGCCATGCCGGCGTGGTTGCGCAGCGAGAAGCGCTCGCAGGCAACACATTGCACGGCGGCCGTCATGCGCGTACCCCGTAGTCGGCCAGCAGCCGGGCGCGGTCGGTTTCGGTCAGGCCTGCAGCCGCATGCACTCGCGCTTTGAACGCGGGGAAGATTTCGCCCTGCTCTTGCGCGATGCCCAGCTCCTGACCCTTGGCTGTGATCCCCGACGCGGTCGTGGCCCAGGCCAGTGGATCCGACGCCGCGGCCTGCCGTGGCTTGCCATTCACGGCGCTCTCGCCTTTGGGAGGGTTCAGCACCTTTGCGACGAAGACGTCCAGGAAGCCGGGCGTGATGGGCCCCGCGTCGCCGGTGGCTTGGCGGTCCAGCACGGCCAGGTCGTAGGCCTCGGCCAGCTGCAGCCCGCTGACGCCGGCCTCAAGCCAAGCCGCAATGCGCGGATCGCTCCCGTTCGTGCCGCGTGGCTGCTTGCCACGTGCCTGCTCCTTGCGCCGCAACCAGACAGCGACCGCCATGGCCTTTTCCTCCGGGGTCTTGTCGCCGTCGAGCGGCGGCGGCGCGGCGTTTGCCTCGCGTGCAGGCGCCTGCGCGAGAGACGCCGCCGCTGCTTCTTTTTCTTTTAAATACTGTCCCTGTCCCTCTCCCTGTCCCTTGGAGTGCGTTTCCCGAGGGACATCCGGGGGATGTCCCGATAGACCGTTAGGCCTTTCCTTTGGGACATCGGCACTTGTCCCTCGGACAGACAGCGGTTGTCCCTGGGGACAACCGAGAGACAGCCATTCATCTAGGTCGGGGACAGGATGGCTGGTTTCATGGCGCTGGTTGTGCTTCTTGATCCGCGCGCATTCGGTCTTCCAGCGCTGGACCATCTTGGCGCGCCAGGCCTCGACGGCCTTCTCAGCGACGACGGGGTGATACAGGCGGCCGTCCGCACATTTCACCCAGCCCCGCAGCGCGCCTTCACGATGACGCATCCATTCTTTCGCCACGCGGCCGAAGCCGGCCAACTGCGCGAGCACGTCGTTGTCGTCCGGCAGACTTGCCGCCGGCACCTGGTGCCAGGACGCGCACCACAGCAGTACAGCGCAGCGGAAGGCCTCGCCGTCCGCCTTCACTGCAAGGTCACTGTCGCGCAAGCGCAGGACGTCCAGGGGCATAAAAGCGAAGTCACGGAGGTCGCAGTCGCGAGGCGTCATAGGCAGCGGAAGTTGCGCACGTTCTGTCATAACGCCCGCCCTGCCGCGCTAATATGGCGCCGCGCTAATGGGAAAGGAGAAATGAATTGAACGTCTATGTCCGCACGATTGCCGTGGCTGTGATACTGGGTGCGGTGGCGTTCTTCGCAACCATCGGGCTTGTCACCGTTCTGTTCAACGTTCAGACCGACGCCTTTGTGCCGAAAAACAGCGCTGACGTTGCGAGTTGGATGCAGGCGATCGGCTCCGTTATCGCAATTCTTGCGTCCTACCATTTGGGCGCGCGCCAAGCTGCTGAGGCAAAGCGCCAAGAAGCTGAGAGACAGGCAACGCAGAAGGCTCGACAGACTTCGATCGGAACGTTGGTTCAGTCGGTCAGCGATCGCGCGTTGAAGTCCATCGGCCTTCTCCTGATTCCGCAAGGCGACCCCATTCTTGCGATCCTGACTCCCGGTGAAGGCAGAGTCATAGAAGAATCGCTGCGAGCATTGAGAGCGATTCCAATGCAGGAGATCGACCCACCCAAGAACGTGGAGCACGTTGCGGGAATTATCAGTAGCCTTACGCATGTTCAAACTTTCATCCAGCAAATAGATGTGGCGCTGGAGCCCTTTAAATGAGCGACAAAGGGCAGTCTTGAGGCCGAAGCGAATTCCGCTCTCAAGAATTCCCTGGCACTGTTTGACCACAGGCTGCGTCATCAGGCCGCAGTGGTGCATAGACACCTCGAGGCCCTGGGATTTCCGTCGCGACAGCCTCATCCCTTTGTGGAAGGTGCGGCTTCGCCCGTCAATTCGCAGCCCAACGATTGATTGCGTAATCACGCGGCCTCCCCGCCTCGCACAGCCAGGGCTGTTGCGATCGGCCGCACCCATATGGGCAGACCTGAAAGCTGGAAAGATTCACCGGCGCGCGACAGCAGGATGGCGCGCCCAATTTCCTCAGCCATAGCCCTCGCGGCCTTCTTCGGCACTGCGTTGCCGATGCGCTCGCGATGCGCGCTGTCGCTGGCGCCGTCCATTCGGAAGGGGTCGCCCCGGCCCTCTGCCTCCGCGTAGTCGTCCGGGTCATACAGGCTCTGCAGGGCGGCGAGCTCAAGGGTGGTGAACGGGCGATGCCACGTGCCGTCCTCGGCCAAGATCCGGCACACCAGCTTGTCGTTAGCGGCCGGCAGGGAACGCGGATCAGCGACCGACCAAGAGCCGTTGTCATGGCAAGCGGAAGCCGACACGGCGCCGACGTGCTGGTCCCAGGCAGCCACGCCGTAATGCCCTGCCGTCAGATAGTGATCGCCGCGCTCGCGCGCAAGACCAGGGCGAGGATCGGCCACGGAGTAGGCGCCGTTCGCGTTGCCGGCGATAACCGCGTGCGCGTGCTCGCTCCAGCGCGCAGTGTGATACTTGCCGTGCAGCTTGCTTGCGTCGGGACCGCCGCGAGGATCCGCGACGCATTGACCGGTGCCATGCGCGCCCGTGACGGCGCGCGCCGCGGCGTCATAGCGCACGATGCGGAATTCATTGCTGTGCTTGGCGGGCCCGTGGTGCCGCGGGTCCGCGACGGTATAGGCGCCCTGCCCCGGCCCCTGCTGGCCCGCGATCGCTCCAGTCGACGCGTCCCAGCGTCGAACGCCGTAGGCCTGGCCGTCTTTCCACGCGGCCGACGGATCAAAGCGAGGATCCGCCACAGAGAAAGCGCCATTCAAGGGGAAGTTGCGACCGGCGATCACACCAACGCGGTCCTGCATGCCGTGCACGCCCAAGGCGCCGCGGTGCATTTCCGGCACCAGCAGGTAATCCTGCAGGTAGCCGTCCTGGACTGCCAGGCGGTTCAAACTTCGCCAGTCGCTGCCCGCCTCGACGAACGCCAGACGCACCCACGTTTTCCAACTCAGATTCGGGATGCGGTGCATGGGCCCGGCCGCGAGGTCGCCCGGCAGGCGCATGCGGCCCAGGATCTCGCCTACCGCGCGCAGCGGGCGCTTCGGCGGCTCGTAGATGAATGCCGGCACCTTGTCGGCGTGGCGCGCGACCATTAGGAAGCGTTTGCGGCTCTGCGCCAGGCCGCCCAGCTCGCCGCAGTCATGGGTCGTCTCGCGGACCACATAACCGTAATGGCGCAGCAGTTGGACGATCTGATCCAGGAAATGACGCCCGCGCGAAGCGATGCGGGGCACGTTCTCGAACAGGATCACCTCGACGGGGTCGTCCTTCCAGGCCTCCAGCGCCAGCCAGATGCCGCGAAGCGTCAGCTCGTTGAGCGCCTGGTACTTGGCAGTCAAGCTGCGCGAGTGCGACAACAGGCCCGAAAAGCCTTTGCACGGCGCCGACAGAAAAAGGATGTGGGGACGGCGCCCGCCGGCAGCCGCGCGGATGTCGTCCGGCATGGCTTCGACCCAGCCATCCGGGGGCTGCTGCCCATGGAACGCGGCGTACTGCTGGCGGCTGAACAGGTCGCGCACTGTGCAACGCACACCCGTGAACCGCAAGAAGTCGGCGGCACCGGCCGCATCCACGTCGATCCCGCCCAAGCACACCATGCGCCCTGTCAGGCCCGGGATCTCCGGTCGCGCGTCTTGCATGCCTGCCGCGCCGACGCCGGCTCCGGAGAAAAGGTGGAAATGGCTGATATCAGAGAGGGTCATAGCGTCATGCCACCGGATTGGCGCGAGCGCGCACGTAGCCCAATGCGCCGAATGCGTGCTGCTCCAGGACCGCGCGGGCGTACTCGGCCTTGTTCTTGCCACTGACCGTGGCGAGGGCCGCGATCGCGTCGTACAGGTCGCTGGTGCACGGGATGTCCAGGCGTTCAGTGCATTTGCCCGCAGCGGACGTTTCAGCCGGGCGCGATTCGAGGGAGTGCAGAACGGGGTTGGTCATGGGATTCCTATCGGAAGTTGCTCGGCTGGGCCCAGCGCAACGCGGCAGGCAGAATGCCGGCATGGACATAAATCAAGGGGAAAGATCCAAACGGTTGGGCATGAAACCAACGCGTCTGCTTTCGTCGACGTTTCGCACGGCGATGACCGCCAAATCCGGTGTGCCGGCCGAGTCGGCGCCACGCCAGGCCGGTACGGAGCACGACGCGCGGGCGCGGGCGAATGCGGAACGATTAGCAGCCACAGGCGCCATTTCCACAGCGACGAGCATCTGTCGCCTGGAAGCAATGGCCGGCACCGAAAACTCAGGCATGACCCGGGCCTTGCTCCGCGCGGGCCACCTCACGTTGGTCGGCCTGCTCCGCCGCGGCGGTGTTGTCCTTACGTTCGAAGTAGTCGTACAGGGCTTGAACTGTTTGGATGCGAGGGTTTTTCACTTCCCCGTATCGCAGCTTGCGCACCGTGCTCTCGGGAACGCCGGAGCCCTCAGCGACGTTGTGCAGATCGGGAAATCGAACGGCGCTCAGGCGTGCGAGGACCGCAGCAAGGAATGTCGGATGGTTCATGCGCCGCATTGTCAACCCATATTTGGGTTGCGTCAACCCGCAAATGGTCTGCCTGGCGGGGCATAGTTCCATTTATGGGTAAAAAATCCGCAGCCGAAATCGTTGGCGAAAATCTCGATCGCTTGATGACCGATGCTGGTCTTTCCAACGTCACGTTGGAAAACCGGCTTTCTCGCCGTGTCACGAAATCGACCATTGGTCGCATACGTAATGCAGAGAGCAGCGCGGGAATTGGGAATATTGAAGAAATTGCGCGAGCGTTTGGTCTAGACGCTTGGCAATTCCTCATCCCGGATGTCTCGACTCACAACAAGCCTCGGCTGGCCGGCTCTGCAGCACCGGCCAATACTGCAGTCCCGAGCGCGGCTGACGCCGAATTGTTGGCCCTCTTTCACCAATTGGATGACACCTATAAAGCTTTGCTGCTTGCAGACGCTAAGAAGTACATGCAGGTCCAGCAGCCAGCGGTCAAAAGTGCCAATCCCAAGAGGGCTAATGCGTCCTAACATTCGTCTCGTGTGGTCCGACGGGAAAAAAATTTGGCCATCATGAAACAAAATTAGTCAAAACATGAGAAAAATCAAATTCCTTTTATGTTTGGTTTTGGTCGTGTCGGCTACGACCGCATGTACTTCCCCTTCGCCAGCCGACCGTAAATTTGAGGCGCTTTCGACCTGGAGAGCGGACGCATCTGCCCGCGAAGCCCGTGGGGAGCTAACGCGAATCGACAAGCTAAAGGAGCTTTACGCGCTACTGGCCACGGACCCGGTCTCCAGTTCGGATGCGGCAGGCATGCGGTGGGCTAGCACCGACATCGATACGCTCGAAGCTTTGCATGCAGGCAAGATCGACAGATCGCAAGCGGAGAGCCGATTACGCCAAAGCGAGACCGCTTGGCGCGCCGAAAGCGCTGCGCGGGATGCGGCCTCCAAGCCCATCAACACGCGCTGCATCACGTGGCAGGGATTTACCCAATGTGGGACACAATAAAAAGGAGTGTTTGCAAACCATGAAACGAATCACTGCGGCAGCTGCTTTGGTGAGCATCACGGCAGTCCTTGCGGGCTGTAAACCCGATGCTGAAACCGTAGCGGAATTGCAGTCGCTGCGAAACATAGCCACGGACCAAGGTAAAGCGCTCAACCAACTCGAGGCAGCGCGAGCCAAACTAGCCGCTGATCTGGAGAAGCTGCAGAGCGAGGTGCTGAACCTCCAAATCGAAAATGCTCTGAACAATGGCGCCGGCAAAACCGCGACCCTTTCGGTGACCGAGAAGGGCTATAGCGTCGCGCAAATGGACATTGGCAGCATCACACTCGCGGTCAAGGACGTTGCGCCCTATGCGAACGGCGTCAAGGTCAAGCTCAACATCGGCAACCCAACGTCAGCCACCTTCCCGGGTTTGAAGTTAAATGTGGTTTGGGCGAACGCGGCGCCGGGCACCAAGAACTACGATCCAAGCACGCGTCAGACGAAAGAGATCAGTATCCCGGGTGAGATCAAACCGGGAATGTGGAACACGGAAGAGATCGTGCTCGCGCCGGCCAAGCCTGATCAGATCGACTACCTGACCATCAAACCATCTGCGCCCAGCGTGATTCTTAGAACGCCCGCCGAGAGGAAGTAGGAACAAATCGCCCCATGCTCGGGGCGAATTTTTTGCGCGTCCCAACCCATTTTCGGGTTGACGAACCCGTTTTCGGGTTGTAAATTCCTTTCGTCGACCCATATATGGGTCACTGACGACGATAGGAAGCCATGCTATCCCTCAATCCGGCAAACACGCCCACAAACCCTCAACTCCAGGCTGGGACCGAAGAGGCCGTAATTCGCGTAGGCCAGCCCGAGTTCACCGACGCGGACATCCTCAGTGTCCTCTGCGACCTTTTCGCGGGCCGCGCAGCCCTCGCCTTTGGCGAGCCCATCGATTGGTGGACCGAAACGCTGCAATGCGACCTGCAGCCCACCGCTGCCGCTGGCGTCGCTCTCACCGCAATCAGCAAGTGGCAGTTCGACCGCGATGCCGGCGCAGCCGGTGTGAAGCAGTTGGAACACGAACTGGTCCTGCGCGCGCGCCAGATCCTCGCCAAGGGAGGTCAGCCGTGATCGCCACCGCCCTCCTCCTAATCCCCGTCGCGTACTGCATGGCGCGCGCCATTGACGCGTTCGCGGCCTACCGCCGCAGCACTGACCCGTGGAGCAAATTGTGAACAGCCCCGCCCTGCCCTTCGCCGCGGCGCCGGTCAGCGTCAGCACGCCGACCTTTTATGCCGCAGTCATCCGCCCGCATGTGATTGCCGCGCAGGTCACCGACCTTGTTGAGGCCGCCGAGCTGGGATGGAACCACGCGGTATCCGCGATTCAGGAAAGCCTGGTCGGTGAGCGCCTGTACACCGAGCGCGCCGTGCTGGACATGCAGGGAGCTGCGACGCGTGCCGAAACGGCCAAGATCGCTGAGCTGCTGGACGCCGTTCATCTGGCCCTGCTGACGCTCAATGTTGTCGCGCAGAGCATGCCGGCCTCCACGGCTTTGCAGGAAGCTCACCAGCGTCTCGCCACTGCCGAAGCGAATTTCTCCAGGGGTGACGCATGACCGCCGCCACGCTGTGGGTCCTGCTGGCCTTCCTGCCCGCCGACCACGATCGCCCGCCGGTGGTGGTGGTCGAGCGCTTCGCCACCCAGGCCGAATGCCTGGACCTCCTCGCCGTCTTCCCGCCCACTGCCCGCGTCACCTTCGAATGCCTGCCCAGCCGGCAGATCCCAGGTGTTGCAGCGCCCACCCTGGAGAACCGCCCGTTATGAACGCCCCTATCCCGCTGCCGTCCACTGCCGAAATCCTGCAGGACGCCTTGGACCACATCATGCGCACCGCGCGCGCCAGTTCAACGCAGACCCGCCGCCTGCGGTGGATTGCCAGCCGAGCCGAAACTGCGCTCGCGGGTCGGCCCTACGTCGCGGCCGAGCATGACCAGCCCAAGATGGTGACCGAGGCCACCATGCAATCGAAGAACTCCGCGCTGCAGTCGAAGAATCTGGAATTGCGCCTGGCCAATGCCCGTCTGCGTTCCACTCTGGCGCAGATTGCCGGAGGCTCCACCGGCGTTCTCGACCGTGATTTCGAGCTTGCGCAAATCGCCCAGGCCGCGCTCGATGCCGAGCAGGAGACGCGCGCATGAAGCCCATCCGCAAGCTGATCCGCGCTGACGGCGCCGAAACCCTGCTGCACGGGCCCCACGCCATCCAGGATGTCTGCCAGATGATCGGCGCCGAAGCCTTGGACACGGTCAGCCTGGCCGACCGCCTGCACGTCATGCTGGTTGATGACGAGGGTATCTCGAAGAACCTGGCGGTCAATCCTGCCGCGACGCGCCTGTACCAAGACGCCCGCGGCATCCCCCACCAAATCCGCGGCGACGTGGTGATCGTGCCCGACTCCGACTACGCGAGGGAAGCATGAGCGTCCGCCAGATCGTCGCGCTCTGGCGCCGAGTGCGCCGCTCCGGTCGGGATCTGGACCTGGCCGGATATGCCGCGGTAGCCGCCGGTGCGGTGATGTTGATCGCGACCGGCATCGTAGGTCCGACGCTTGACGCCCAGCAGCACCGCCAGGCGGACGCCGTGCGACACGCCGCCCGCTGATGGGAGCCACCACCATGCAACCCAACATCTTCACCGTGCGCGCCTCGAGTTGGGGCCGCCTGTTCGACTGCGCTCACGCCTGGGAAGGCACGCACATCCTGGGCATGAAGAAGCCCTCGGGCATGCGCGCGCTGCTGGGCACGGCCGTTCACGCCGGCACCGCCGCCTATGACCTGGCCCGCCTGGAAGGCAAGCCCTGCACGCCCGACGAAGCCGCCGACGTGCTGGTCGACGAGCTGCACAACCCCGCCTACGAGGTGGACCACACGCAGGACGGCCTACCGTTGGCCAAGGCCGAACAGATCGCCCTGACCATCCTGGTGAAGTACTGCGCGGAGGTCGCCCCGAAGTTCACCTACATCGACGTCGAAACGAAGCTGGACCCGCTGGACATCGACTGCGGCAACGGAATGACCGTGCGCCTGACGGGCACGATGGACCGCGCGCGCGTGGCCGAAACCGAGGGCGGCATTGTCGTGCCCGACGTGAAGACGGGCGCGCGCGTCGTGCAGGACGGCAAGGCCGTCACGCAAGGCCGCGCCGCGCAGACCGGCACCTATCAGCTCATGTACGAGCACACCAAGAAGGTGCGCACGGTCGGCTCCCAAATCATCGCCCTGTCCACCAGCGGCAGCGCGGCCACGGCCGTAAGCCCCGTTTTCGACGCCCGCCGCGTCATGGTCGGAGAGCCCGACCAGCCCGGCCTGCTCGAGCATGCGGCCGCCATGTTCCGCACCGGCCTATTCCCCCCGAATCCCTCCAGCGTCCTTTGCAGCCAGAAGTACTGCGCGCGCTGGTCCTCCTGCCTTTTCCGATAACCAGAGGAGCCCCGCATGTCCCTCCACCCCGTCAGCCGCGACGTGTTCGTCCGGCGCACCGACAAGGCCGGCAAATCGGTCGTCACCCAGCACCTGGCCTGGGACCCGGCCGAATTTCTGGTCAGCCAGGTCAAGCAGTACGACAAAGACGCCAAGCCCGACGAGCGCCAGACCGTCGCCATGGCCACGGCCACGGAGTACCACGCCTACCGCGCCCAACAGAAGAAAGGAAACTGATCATGAACCAAAATACGACCGTCCAGAGCCTGCGCGCGGCGCCGGAATCGCAAATGCCGATGGTGGCGCCCGGCTTCGGAAGCCTGCAGGGCTTCGAACTCATGCAACGCGCCGCACGTTTGCTGTCGAGCAGCACTCTGGTGCCCGTCGCTTACCGCCAGACGATCGAGAAGCTGGACCGGTACGGCAACGTCAAAGAGTCGCGCGAGAATCCCAACGCGCTGGCGAACTCCGTGGTCGCGCTGAACATGGCCCAGCGCATGGGCGCCGACCCGCTGATGGTCATGCAGAACCTGTACATCGTCGAGGGACGACCGTCCTGGTCGTCTCAGTGGATCATCGCGGCGATCAATGGTTGCGGCCGCTTCTCGCCCCTGCGCTTTCGCATCGAGAGCCGCGGCGAACGCGAAATTGAATACAAGTCGACGTATTGGGACAACAACCAGCGCCACACCAAGGTCGAGAAGGTCAAGATCAACGACAAAGTGTGCGTTGCCTGGGCGATCGAGAAGGAAACCGGCGAAGTGATCGAATCGCCGGCCGTGTCGATCGAGATGGCGGTGCTCGAGGGCTGGTATACGAAGAACGGCAGCAAGTGGCAGACGATGGATGAAGTCATGCTGCGGTACCGTACGGCGTCGTTCTTCGGCAAGCTTTACGCACCTGAGCTGCTCATGGGCCTGCAGACGGTCGAAGAGGCCCAAGACATCATCGAAGCATCGACGGGGCCGGACGGCGCGATCAGCGTCAATGTGGACGAGTTGCGCGCCGCCGCTCAGCCGAGCCAGCGCCAGCCGGCGGCCTCGCAGGCGGACGCTACTGACATCGAGGCGCGTGAACCCGCCAGCCAGCCAGACAATTCGGCCGAGACGGCGCAGCGCGAGGCCACGGCCGGCCCTGCCGCCGAGGAGGCGCGCACCGGCCAACAGGCCGAGCCCACTGGCAGCGACGCGGAGCCGGGTCTGGACCCTGCCGCAGTGGAACACCAGATCGCCAACGCCAAATCCTTGGACGTCCTGGACCTGGCCAGCGATTCGATCGATGGGGTAAGCGACTTGGCCGAGCGTGCGCGGCTGCACAAGCTGTATCAGTCCCGCCGTGTCTCAATGACCGCAGAGCAGCAGCGCGCGCCGGCTTCAACGTCGCGCCGCCGCATGGCCGCCCCCGAATAAGGCCCGGGGACCGACATGGTGTTTTTCCGCAACCTCTCGGTCTACTGCCTGCCCGCCGGGTGGGTGGTGACCCTCGAGCAGCTGACACGCATGCTCGAGCGCTTCCCGTTCGTGCCCACTACGGACCTCGAAGCCGAGTCCACGGGATGGGCCCCGGTCCACGAGGGCTACGGCGTCGTGCATGCTGTTCAGGGTCATCTGCTGCTGCGCATGCGCAAGGAATCCCGCGTTATGCCCGCCAAGGCGATCGAGCTGCAAGTGCAGGAAGTCGCCGCGAAGGTCGAACAATCCCAAGGGTTCAAACCCGGAAAGAAGCAGCGCAAGGAAATCCGCGATCAGGTCATCACCCAGATGTTGCCCGCGGCTTTCAGGCAGCAGGACGACGTGCTGGTATGGATCGACACGCACGCTGGCCGCCTGGCCATCGACAGCGCGGCGAGCGGGCCGCGCGACACCACCATCAGCCTGCTGTGCAAGAGCATCGACCACTTCGTCCTGGAACGTCTGCACGTCAACACCGCGGCGGCTGGCGCCATGACTGGGTGGATCGCCGACGATGAGGCGCCGGAAGGTTTCACCATCGACACCACCGCCGAGTTGCGCGCCACAGGCGCAGGCGCTGGCGCCGTCCAATACGTGAACCGTCCGCTTGAGCCCGACGAAGTCCGCCGCCACCTCCAGAGCGGCATGGAGTGCACGCGCCTGGGCCTCACCTGGAACGATAAGGTTTCCTTCGTGCTGGACGACGAACTCGTCCTGAAACGCGTCCTGCCCTGCGAGGCCCTGCACAAGGACGTGGAGCGCGTGGCAAAGACCGATGCCGAGACGTTCGAAGCCGATTTCTTTCTGATGGCCAGCACGTTGCGCCCGCTGATCGCCGACCTCGTCGACGTCCTGGGTGGCGAATGCGTTGACGACCGACAAGCCGACATGTTCCGCCCAGCTACTGGCCCGTCGCTCGTCACTGGCGACGACGAGGCCAATGTCGATCCGCTTCTGGCGCAGGCGCGAAGCATCGTCGTCCAAAACGGCCGCGCCTCTATTTCTCTCGTTCAACGCCATCTTCGCATCGGATACAACCGCGCCGCGTCGCTCCTGGAATCCCTGGAGCAATTCGGCGTCGTTACGGCAATGCGCCCTGATGGCTCTCGCGAAGTGGTTTTCCCAATCTGAGGAGCAATCATGCGAATCAACCGTATCACCATCGAAAATTTCCAAGGTGCTCGCGCCGTTGATCTTGAGCTGGGCACACCAGTTGCCTTGATCGCCGGTCCCAATGGCGCCGGCAAATCCAGCATCGCCGAGGCAGTGCGCCTGGCAATGCTGGGCAGCCCGGAGCGCGTTGGCCTCAAGAAGGAGTTTCCCGCGCTCGTCACCGATGGCGCGAAGCTTGGCGCCGTTACCCTGGACCTGGACGCAGGCGCAATCGGTATCAGCTTGCCCAAAGGCACGCAGTCGGGCGAGGCCCTGGTGCCATCATCACCGGCCCTCCCGTACGTTTTGGCGCCCGAGCGGTTTGCCGCCGCCAAGCCGGATGATCGCCGCACTTTGCTGTTCACGCTCATGGGCACGAAGATCAAACCGGATGACATCGAACGCCGCCTGGTGGAGCGCGGCTGCGATGCAACGCTGGTGACGCAGATCAAGCCAATCCTGCGCAGTGGCTTTGCCGCCGGCGCCGAGCATGCCAAACAGGAGGCAACCCAAGCCAAGGGCGCTTGGAAGGCTGCGACCGGCGAACAGTGGGGAAGCCAGAAGGCAGAAGGATGGGCCGCGGAGATTCCGCCGTTCGACCAGGCCGCTCTGGTAGCCGAGCGCGCGACGCTGGCCGGCGTCGACGCGAAGCTGGAACAGCACACCAAAGCCCTGGGCGCTCTCGAGCAAAAGGCCAACGCCTATGCGGCGGCCCGCGATCAGATCGCGGCTCGCCAGGCGCAGGCCGCGAAGCTGCCGGCGCTACGCCAGAAGCTGGAATTCGACCAGGCCGAATGCGCCAGCCTGGCGGCCAAGATCGAATCCCTGCAGGCCAAGGCCGGATCTGGCGCGCGCGAAGGCCTCATCCATGAGCTGGCGGACTGGCTGTACAGCGCCCTGAATTTCATTGAGGCGGAGGGCGGCGGCTTCGAAGCGTATGACGTGGCCGATGCCGCCCTGGGCAAGTATGTCGCGCAGTATGGCCCCATTGACGGCAAGGGCGATCCGGAGGCCGTCGCGGCCCTGCCGAAGGCGATCGAGGCCCGCGACCTGATGACGCGCAGCGTCGAGAACGACCGGCGCGACATCGCCGCGGCAGAGGCCGCCGAGGCACAACTGCAGGATGCGGCCGCACCGGAGGCGATCCATCCCGCCGACGTGGAGGCCGCACGAGCCAAGGTGACCGCACTGCGCGCTGAACGCAAGGCCGTCGACGACCGCGTCCAGGCCCTGCTGAACGCCAAACAGGCCGCTGCCGGCGCAACCGAGCGGACGCAGAACGCTACGCGCTACCACGGCGAGGTGCTGGCCTGGCTGGCAATCGGCGACGCGCTGTCGCCCGATGGCATTCCGGGCGAGATCCTGTCCGAGGCATTGCAGCCGTTCAACGACAAGATGGCCGAGCTGGCCACTATCGCCGGCTGGCGCGTGCCCGCGATCGGCGCCGACATGGGCATCACCAGGGAGGGCCGCCCGTATCGCCTGCTTTCGGAATCCGAGCGCTGGCGCGTTGACGCTCTCGTCGGTGCCGCGCTCGCAGTGGTTTCCGGCCTGCGCTGCCTGATCCTAGACCGCTTCGACTGCCTGGACCTGCCGGGCCGCGCCGACGCGCTGGCCCTGGTCGACGCGCTGGGCGCCGACGGCCACCTGGACACCGTCCTGGTGCTGGGCACGCTCAAGGCAGCCCCTACCGCCCCTTCTGACACCTTCACCACCTTCTGGATTGAAAACGGTGCGACCGAGCAGCCCAAGCTGCGTGCGGCCGCCTGAGACAAGGACTACGACATGCAAAACCTTGGATTCTTCTACGACACCGAAACGACCGGCCTGCCCCTGTTCAACCAGCCGTCCGAGCACCCCGGCCAGCCCCACATCGTGCAGCTCGCCGCGGCACTGGTCGACCTGGACACGCGCGAGACGGTTGCCAGCCTGGACGTCGTCGTGCGTCCGGATGGCTGGACCATCCCCGACGAGGTCGCGGCTGTGCACGGCATTACGACGGAGCATGCCGCCGCGGTGGGCGTGCCCGAGTCGCTGGCACTCTCGCTGTTCCTGGAGCTGTGGGGCCGCCGGCCCCGCATCGCCCACAACGAGCAATTCGACGCGCGGATAATCCGCATCGCCCAACACCGCGCGAGCGAGCTCGAGCCCGAGCTGGATGCGTGGAAGGCGGGCGCTGCACAGTGCACGGCGCGCATGGCCACACCCATCGTCAAATGCCCGCCGACGGCCAAGATGATCGCGGCCGGACGACACCACTACAAGACGGCCAACCTGGGCGAGGCCGTGCAGTTCTTCACGGGCAAACCTCTGGAGAACGCCCACAGCGCGATGGCAGACGTCAAAGGCTGCATGGACGTCTATTTCGCAATCCAGGACCTGCGGCGCGCGGAGGCCTGACCATGCACCCGTACATGAACCGAAAGGATCGTCGGCTGGCACAGCGCATCGAAAGCCGTCGCCGTAGCCGCACGCGCCGCGAGGAGCGGCCCAAGGCTGCCCCCATGATGGTCGGCGCGGAGATTGTCATGCGCCCGCTCGAGCAGCTGTTCGACGAGCTGGACCGCACGGGCACGGTATCCGTCAACGAACGCGGGTTCCCGGAGTTCCTGGCGTGCGATGGCCACCGGTACGAAGCCGCACCCGCGATCGAGGGCCTGATATGGCATTTTGAAATGTGGGAGACGCGCCACGGCAAGACGCTTCCGCTCCAGCCGCTGCGCGACCTGCACGTTGCGCTGCACTACATCGTTCCGATCCAGGAGCGCACCGTGGAAGCCCTCCGCCAGGCGCTTCCCATCTTGCGCAACGTGATGGCCACGGGCAAGCCCGAGGATCAGATCGACCTCCTTCAGCAAACCCGCATCAAGGCGGCGATGGAGGGCCCGCGCGTATGACGACGACTACATGGCGTCTCGTGCCGGCCCAGCCCGACCAGGTCTGGATCGATACGTTCGCTGCGCGCGGCCCGCGCATCGGCAGCTTCGTCACGACCATTCGCGCCGTACTGGATACCGCGCCGAAGCCGCCTTTCGACGTCGTTGAGGCTCTGAGCGAAGTCCGCGCAGCCCTGGCCTTCCTCCCTGCCGCTGACCCGGCCGTCGCCGGCCTGGATCGGCTCATCAGCACGGTTACTGGAACTGACGCATGTGACGACGCGCCGGTGTGCGCCGCAGATACAGGGGACCGATAAATGTCCGACATTCCTCCGCGATTCATCCGGGTCGGCAAGGCGCCGGCCTACCTCGGCATGTGCCGCCGCGTGTTCACCCAGGAAGCCCGCCCGCATCTGACCGAAATCAGCATTGGAAAGCAAGGAATTGCCTTCGATAGACGCGAGCTGGACCGCTTCGCGGACGAGTACGCAGCACGAAAGGCGATTGACAAGGCGGCCCCCGCGCGCAACGATCAACCCCGCAGCGAGCGCCGCCATAGCAAAGGAGTTACCCAACTATGGGGCAAAAGAGAATCACCGGCCTCACGCTCAGGGACGGCGTATGGCACATCGACAAGCAGGTCAAAGGCGTTGGACGCATTTGCGAAAGCACTGGCGTCAGCGAGCGGGAAAAAGCCGAGGAATATCTCGTCTTCCGCTTAGAACAACTGCGGCAGACCAAAGTGTTCGGTGTGCGCGAGTCGCGGACCTGGCGGCAAGCCGCGACTCGTTTTTTGGAGGAGTATCAGCACCAGCGGTCCATCTGGTTGTCGGCGATCTACCTTAAGCAGCTTGACCCCTACATCGGCGATCTGTTCGTGCATGAGATAGACGACGAGGCGCTGCAGCCGTATGTCGACGACCGCCAGGAAGCAGGCCGATCCAATCGCACCATCAACATTGCATTGCAGCGCGTTGTCAGGATCTTGAATCTGTGCGCGAGAAAGTGGCGGGATGACCAAAAGCGTCCGTGGCTCGACTCCGTGCCAATGATTGAAATGCTCAGCGAGAAGAAAAGCCGTCAGCCCTACCCTCTTTCCTGGGACGAGCAGGCGGTGTTCTTCAAGGAGCTGCCCGATCACCTTCTGGCGATGGCGCTTTACAAAGTGAACACCGGCTGCCGCGAGCAGGAAGTCTGCAAACTGCGCTGGGAATGGGAAATCGAGGTTCCCGAGCTTGGCACCAGCGTGTTTCTGCTACCCGCTGATTTTGGGGGCCGCTTCGAAGATTCGGGCGTTAAAAATGGCGAAGAACGCCTGGTTGTTCTGAATGACGTGGCGCGCTCCGTCATCCGAAAACAACGCGGCCAAAATGAGGAATGGGTATTTCCTTATGAGGGACGGCCACTGCACCGGATGAACGACACGGCCTGGCGCAATGCGCGAAAGCGCGCCGCGGCCAAGTGGCAGGAATTGCACAAGCGCGCACCGCACCCCGGCTTTGCCAAACTGCGCGTGCACGACCTGAAACATACGTACGGAAGAAGGCTTCGCGCGGCCGACGTTCCAGAGGAGGATCGCAAGGCCCTGATCGGGCACACCGACGGCAGCATTACCTCGCATTACTCGGCAGCGGAATTGTCCAAGCTGATCGAGCATGCAAACAAGGTATCTGCTACCGATTCGCGCAGTCCGGCGTTGACGGTGTTGAAGCGGCGAGCTGCATAGAGTCCCGCAAAAGTCCCGCAAAAGAGAAAGGCCGTTAGTGAGTACTCTCACTAACGGCCTTGGAACTACTGGTCGGGACGGCGGGATTCGAACTCGCGACCCCTTGCACCCCATGCAAGTCAGAAAACTAAACTCGCTTAATTTTCAATAACTTAGGTGCACGCTCGCTGCAAACTCTGCTCAACGCCGCTCTACAAAGTTTAACGAAGTCCCGCAAAGGTCCCGCGCTCTCAATGTCCACAGTACAGGCTTCGCCTCTATTGTTGGACTGGGTGACCGTCGGGCGTCACGCCGAACTTCCGAGCATTGTTGAGCGTCCACTCCAACTGCTTAATAGGACGATCCAGCAATATCCGAAGATCGTCCAGGCTGACTGGGTCCAGACCCAGCTGCCTACGATTGGACGCCACCGACTCGACAAAGGCCCGTTTGCAGTCCTCAGAAAAATTGTTCTCGCAAAATGCTTGTTTTCTCATGTAGGCGGCCCTCTCTTTCAACGTCTCCGCATCGCTGTACGTCACATAGCGAATGGATGTCCAGGCCATCTGGGACTGCACAACGGAATCTGGCGTATTGTCGTACTGTTTGAGCGTCAAAGTGTCTAACAGCGCCTCCCGCTCCGCGTGCTTTAACTCGGCTGAATTGGTCAGAGAATGCTGTAGCCATATCCCTCCCAGAGAAACCAGCCCCCCTAACAAACCTCCCAAAAAAGGTACGAGGAACTGCCACTTACGTTGGGGCCGCGAGCCGGTTTTACGGCGGTGGACTTGCCGATCGAAGGAAGATTTTCGGACACTGCCCATGGGACATCCTTATTAGCAGGAAGATGTACGCATGATACAGACACCATTCGTCGCGAACGTCCACTCTGGAAACTACCGGGCCCATGAGGAATCAATACCCGATAGGTGTTAGGAAGATGGTGACGCTCCGGCAGTATTCTCGGATGTCATCCTCGAGTCGCGGGGCCGACTCTTAGCGTGATGCGCTGGCTGTTCCACCTAGAGCAGCAACACATCGGGTCGGAGTGCGGCCATCGCGACTCAACTCGTTGCCCCGTCTCCAACTGTCCGAGCTGAAATCGGCGATCCATCAATAAGCATTCGTCGATCAGTCCAGCCTTCGTTGAAACAACGTCGTTGATAACCACTCGCCTATCCCTGGGCCGATCCGTCCTCTACCACTTCCAGCCGACGTATTTCTCAAAAATTTCTTGGATCTCGGCTGGCGCTTTCGGCGCGACAATCGCAGCGTGGTAGCCATGGGCCTGCGTGCGCTCTGGTTCGCCGCGCTCATTAGGCATGTATGCCTTCAGGCCTGGGTCGCCTAGTGCTTCCTCATAGCTAGTATTAATGGTCTTTAACCACGTATACAAGCGGGCCGTCGCGCCTGCAGCTTGCAAGTACAGCCGAGCCGCTTCCGAGCTGCGACCCGAGGTGCAAAAGTCATCAACTACCAGAATCGTCTCGTTTTTTATCTTCAGGTCCGTCTTGTTAGGATGTTCGCTTAAATTCTTGTGGGGCCTTTTATTTAGCCTTATGGTGCTCAGCTGCGTGCCAAATTTTCGTTCTGCGGCTTTAATGTGTTGGCTCTTCGGAGCGTCCGTATGCCGAACAATCAAATCGTGGTAGTAGCCTTTGTTCAAGCATTTACCAAGACGCACAAGGGTCGCAGCAATGCCTCGTTCATCTGCATCCGCCGAATCAACTAAATGGCCTGGATAGCTGCAAATATACTTTACGCCATCTAGCAAGCCGGAAAAATACAAAGAAGAAATGGTGAAGTAGAACCAAAAATCGGGATTCCCTCTCCCTTGCTTAGCAAACGCGCGCGCGTCCGCACCGAACACTGCGTAATTCTCGTTCATCGTGGAAAAAGGGCCGCCAGCACTGATATCTAGTGAACCGGAGCGGACTCGCCAAAATATTGGATGTTGGCGAAGCGCAAAAACCATGCAGAAGCGCGCCAGCTCGCTAACCGACGACATCGGGAAGCCATAATCCATATGCGCGCCGTACCAATCTGGCCGGATCAATAGCAATTTGTTGTTGACCGCTGCGCGCATATCTTCTTCCATGCCACCAACGAGCATCGTCTCATGGGGCTGAGCGCCGTACAACTGCATAATGGGAGCAGCCGATTGTCCAGTACTCCGGGCTGGCATGTTGTCCGCAGCCAATCCGTGAAGCTTTACATCCACGCCAGAAATTCGCGAAAAATAAGCGGCCAGTGGCTCGGCAGCATTGATCTTCCAGGTTTTGTTGGACCAAAAAGCAACCTTCACGTCCATTGCGACCAATTCTTTGACCAGCCGCCCCAGATCGCGAGCAATACCGTCGTTTATGGCCCCGTCATGCCCCAAAGTCCCATCCACGCTGATCAGCAATAACTTCAAACTCACTGCCCGTCTCCCAGCAAATCCGGTTGCCTCGGTATAGACATGTTAAAGGATGCTCGTAAAGCGGAAACCAACGCGCTATGTTCTTGCGGCACGTGAAATGCGACGTCGGCGGTTCCGTGATCGTCCGGCGCTGCAACCCCAAGGGGCGATAGGTTAATTGTCGGCACGCCAAATCTCTTCGCGTATTTGATTGTGTGCGCTGTGCCCGATGAGGCTTTCCACTCGGGTGCGATGACCGCCAGGGATAACGCGGCCTGCAGCCGATTTCGCCAAACGAAAGATTCCGCGGATGGGGCAGCATCTGGCAAGTATTCGGACAGGAGCAACCCACCCGAGTCCACGATGCGGGCTGCCAAATCGGCGTTTCGCATGGGGTAAACTTTGAGCAATCCATTACCAAGGATTGATATATTTGGCACCCTACTTGTCAGCGCCCATTCGTGCGCCAGTTCATCCACACCTTTGGCGAGACCGCTGACGACGGCGGCGCCAACCTCTCGAACAGTGGAAACCGCATACTTGGTCAAGTATTCGCCGACTTCGGTGGGTGACCGCGTGCCAACCACGGCGACTGAACGTACCTCGGCGAGCTCCAGGTTACCCTTATAAAACAGCCAGGCCGGCTGCAAGCCTTCATCGAGGTTAGTCAATCGCGCCGGATATCCGGGCTGGCCTGGTCGGATCATCCCGATGCCTCTGGACTCCAAAGTTGCAACTGCGCCCTCACCAAGGTGCAGAACTTCCGCCATCGGGTCCGCAAATCCAACTTCTCGAGACCACTTTGCCAAGAAATCCTCCGCCCCCATCTGATCGAAAGTTGCGGCGACCGAGTCAACACCGCCGAGTTCCCTTAGCCGGCGAAAACTGAAACCTTTCATCCGGCTCAGTCCAAGGAAAATAAGGGCTGCACGATCGTACTTGAGCATCGGGAAAATATCGTAGAGTGACGAGGAATTCGCAGCCATTGGCCATCGACGGAGCAGTATAGGTTGAAATCTTGCAGGGAGAAACGGTGAACACACCCCTAGCTTCGCTCCCAGTACGTGCAGGATCCTTCGAATTCGGCCAGGAACCCCGCCGTCCTTACGATAACGACGTTTCCCCCGCCGGTATCGGATTAGCTTCCAGGAGTTGACTATGTGCAGCCACTATCAAACGCTGAAAGACGCCGAGCTGCTGCTCCAGAAGTTCGGCGTAACCAGGCCGGGCGTCCTCGGCAAGTACGATATGTGGCCGCGGTATCAAGGCCTTTTCGTCCGCCGGCCGCCGGAGCATGACGCTGGCGACGAGGCTGTGCCCGGCATCGAAGCTGTGACGGGCCGTTGGGGCCTGATTTCCGGTTCCACCCGACCGGACGCGCTGGCTGGCGCGGAGAAGCTTTCCACGTTCAACGCGCGCGACGACCGCGTTGCCAACGCCTTCACCTTCCGCAATGCTTGGCGGCGCGCGCAGCATTGCATCATTCCTGCCGATGCCATCTTCGAACCCGACTGGCGCTCCGGCAAGGCGGTGGCCACGCGATTCACCCGCGCTGACGGCGCGCCGCTGGGCATCGCTGGTTTGTGGGACCGCTACCGGGACGCGAACGGCCAGTGGCACGAAAGCTATACGATGCTGACCATCAACGCCGACCAGGATCCGCTGTTCCGCGACTACCACCAACCCAACAAAGAAAAGCGCATGGTGGTGATCCTTCCTGAGGGCGCATATGGCGACTGGCTGACGGCCACCGCCGACGAAAGCCGCGACTTCCTCGCACCCTTCCCCTCCGACAAGCTGGTCGCTACACCGATGACCTGACCCCGTTTCTGCTGCCATATACTGTATATCCATACAGCTCTAACGCAACAGAAGCATGCTTTGCTCCGTCGTCCGCACCCACTATCTAGGCCAGAAGCGTCGCGACAATGACCCGGCGCCGGCCGTCCAGGGCACCGTTCGCATGTACTCCATCACTCGCGAGGACATGCGTCGCCAAGTGCGCGTCATGACGATGGATGGGCTGGCTAAGTTCGGCGCCACAGAGAAGGGCCCCATCCCCGATTTACTCGAGCCCGAGCTGCTCACCTTCAGTTCCGACCGAGGCATGATGGTCGTCGGCTTCGAAGAGATCGACGGGCGGCGGTATTACCAGGGTTGGTGGTTACAGTGGTTAACACGCTAACAGAATGCAAATTAAGAATATTTTTTTTGACACACGCCACTTTCCAAGCCCTTGATAAAAATGGATTTTTTTCCGAAGCCCAGTGGTTCCACAGGGGATATGGGACAGCCTTGTCCCCCGTTTGTGGATAACCCCGGAGCTCCATTGGTAAAATGCGCGCTATACATTGAGAGCACCAAAAGAAAAGCCCCAGAGCCGCTGCAACGGATCTGGGGCCGACCAAAATGCACGCGCTAACAGGCTGCGGTTCGTGCATCTAGGCGTGGTTAGATAGCTAAACACAATGTGATCGTATTCGGGTCACGTACCCGCTGTCAAACGGCGTCGAGTTCCCATTAAGGCCTATTTTGCAAGGGAAAGCCTATGGATCTTGATCCCCGAGACCGAAAAAATTCGGTCTTTAAGTTCAAGTTTTGGGCGCACGTCCGTCTCATTGGCGTGCGCTTCCAGATTGTCCTGACCCGTAGTAAGTAGTGCCCTGAGCCGGTGGCCCGTGCGCGACGCCACCGGCTTTTTGTTGTCTCACTTAATCCTTCGGCCAAGCTTCGACGGTTGAGCGATGGCGAGCGGCGCATACCCCATACGCCACAAGCACCACATCTTGCAGCCAGACCTGCCACTCGTCATAGGTGGCGGGGTCTTGGGGAGGATCGGAAATTTCCTGACATGGTGCTGCGAGGCCGCTATCGAGCGGCGGCACCGCGCGTGGCACGTACGGCGTCTGTGAGGTTCCGCACCCGGTCAGCATCAGGGCGGCAACCAGCTGGCAGAGGATTCGCATTTTTCAAAGCCTTGGAGAGTGCGCCGATCGACGCGGTAAGTTCGGGACCGATCGCCGCCGCAGCGCGTGCACTCTCGGCCATCACCTGCAGGTCTCGGTTTGTTTGCTGAATCGAGGCGCGCGCCACCACCAAATCCGCAGTAGTCCGATCCAGCTGTAACGTGGCCAATTCTTCGCCGTGGACCGCAGCAAGCACATACCAAGCTGCCCCAGCACCTGCCAGCGCCGCCACTCCATAGCCCCTCCAACCCAACAGCACGCCAGCGAACTTCTTGGCACCGGCCATCATCCTGCTGCCTTCCAGCCGCGGGGCAGTTGGAAATGTGGTCCGTCCTTGAACGTCTTCCAGTCCCCGCCCCACTCCACTGGCACGCCCAGCTCCGCGGCGCAGGCCTTCACCACGTCGGCCAACTCTTTGAACCTGGCCCATTCGTCCCACGGAATGGCGCCCCCAACAAGCGGGGCCAGATCGACGGCATAGCCGTAGCCATCCGCCTGGCGAAGGTGCAGGCCGTTCACGGTTTGGCTTTTGCCTGTGGCCACCAGCTCGCGCTGGCGCTCGGGCGTCCGCAGGCCTTCGACCACCGTGAAATCCACCGCCGTGCGTTGAATTGCCAGTTTGACGATCTCAACAAGCTGGGGGTGCACCCCCTCAAGGCGCTGTAGACTGCGCGCCGACAAGGCAAATCCAGACATAGTTGCTCCAAAAAAAGACGCGCCCGAAGGCGCGGTGTTGCTCAGAAATGGCGAGTTCCATCAGGGGCGCGCGGCCCGCGCACGCTCGTCCGCCAGCATGGCCAGCCGGTTGCGCGCGCGGTACAGCAGATCTAGCTGGGCGCGCTTCTCGTCCGGCTGCAGGTCGGCGCGCTCCAGTGCTTTGATCCTGGTGTTCACGTCCCGCAGTTGGCTATCCGCAGCCTTGAACAGAGCGCGCACGCGTAGCTGGTCATCGCCGGCCAGCTCGCGCGCGCGCTCCAGGTCGCCCAGCTCGCGGGCCTGCGAATACGCCGCATAGACCTGGTTCACTTCCCGCTGCTCGTCGTAGAAGCGCTGGATGTACTTGCTGCTTCGTGGGTCGGCCTCCTTCACGAAATCGCCCACCACGAACCAGTTGTCTACGCGGCCAAGGTCGCGGCGGGGGTTCTCCGGCAAGCCCGACAGCGGCCGCGCCAGATAGTCCGATACGTTCAGCGCCTGGGTGCCCAGCCAGCCGAAGTACCCGCGGGCCAGGTGCTCGACTCGCTGGGGCGAGACACCCAGCGCCCGACCCAGCGCCACCGCGCCGGCGGAAGTCGATGCCGTAAAGCGATCGCCAGCAGGCAGGCGCTGCTGGCCCACACTGTCGATGTCGCGCTCGCGGAAGGAGTCATAGTTGAACGCCGCTTCCATGGCGGGTTTCACCAGTTGGGGCACAGGGTTCATGGATAGCTGCTCCGTCAGGATGGCGCCCACCGTGCGCCCAAAGTCGCCCACGCGGAAATCATCGCCACCAAACGCCAGCTCGGTGCCGCGCTCGACCACGCTGCCCAGTGCACCGATTTCGAACGGCTTGGGGATGTAGACGAACTGGTTGGTGCCCGGCAGCTTGGTGATCCAGAACGAGTTGCGCGCCCAGTCCGGCAACTGCTTGTAGTCGTCGTCGTCCTTCATGCCCAGGTAGAGCAGCGCCGACGCCATCGCGACCGCGCCCGTCACGGCGGCAAAGCGCGCAGGATCTGCGGCTGCGCCGCGGCCCAGCTTGTACATGCCCTGCAGGCGAGCGTTGAAGAACGGCACGACCTGGGACAACAGGCGGATTGCCGAGAACGTGCCCCCGGCGGTGAAGTCCATCAAATCCCGCGCGGCGTAGCTGGCCTCCAGGTGGCTGCGCCCGGCTTTTCGCGCCTGCTGGTAGATCGCCGCCCGGTTGATCGTCTCCGCCCTGTCGCCGGTTTCCTGGTACCAGTCAAAGGCCTTGCGCAACGCCCGCCCCATACCCGCGGGCGAAGTGATGACGTCGTCGGGGTGGGCGCCCAGCTCGTCCACCAGACGCTTCACGTTGCGCGCGTTGCCGTCGTTGAAGGATCCGAACCGGACCGCGCCGCCGCCCGCCATCAGTCGGCGCCAGGTGTCGCTTTCGGACCCCGTCGCCTTCCAGCCTTCGGCCAAGTTGCGCAGCGGGTTGACGGACAGATTGCTGTCGATCGACATGGCCTGGATGGTGTCGCGCAGCAGGTTGCGAACGCGGAACGTAGGACTGATCGTCACGCCCACCGTGAGGGCCTGCTTGAACTTGCGGGCAGCCTTGGTGAATGGGTCATTGGACCCCACGTAGTGCAGGGCCGTGAGCGCGTTCATCACCAGCGGGTCGTCCACGAGGTAGTGCCGCTCCTGGCCGTTGAACATGGCCCGCACGCTCCCGCGCTCGGCTTGGCGCACGCGCGTGGCAACGCCAAGCTTTTCCGCCTCTTGCAGGGCGCCCTGCGCGGCCAGGTTCTTCATGCTGGCCGAAAGCAGGTGGGACCAGTTCGACACCGTGTTGGCGACTAGGTCGCCCAGCTTGTCGGTGCCGCCCTTCAACCGCTTGTAGGCATGCTGGCCGACTAGGCCGCCGATTTGGCCAGGCCCCATCGTGCCGGTGGCATCGTCCTCCATAACACGGTAGAACGGGACGTAAAACTCGCTCTCCCACAGCTGGCGGGCGCTGGGATCGACCAGGCCAGCCTCCTGCGCCACGTCCAGCACAGAGCGCTGCAGGGCATTGAACTCGGCCAGCGCCTCACGGTAAACCGCCGCGCGATCGCGGCCATCGGCCATCTTGCCGGCGGCGAGCCGTTTGCCAGCCGCGATATCTTCGGGAGTGAACAGGCGTTCGCGCGACGCAGCTTCGGCCTTGGCTCCTGGCCACTTCGCCGCTTCTGCACGCGCCGCGGCTTCGTTGGCAAAGCGCTCGGTCACGCCATTGTCGAATCGCACCTGCCATTCCGCGGCGAGGCGCTCGGCTCGGTTGGCTGCAATCCAGGCCATGAAGTGATCGTGCTCGCCATTCAAGCCGGCCAGGATTTCGGCCAGGCCCTTCCCGCCGGCGGTGTCCAGCGCGCCGTCCTGCAACTTGACGGCACCATGGCGTACCAGATACTCCGCCGCGCCGTCTGCACCCTTGGACAGGCGCGCCTGCATGTAGGCGGTTACGCTGATGCCCTTGAGCGGCGCGAACTGGTCGAAGATGCCCTGCACCAGCTTGGCCTGCCACCGGTCGGACACTTTGGCCAAGCGCTCCTTGATCGGGTCTTGCTCAGCCCATGCGCCGATCTTGCCCAGGAACTTGTTGCGCTGGCGGCGCTCGATCTCTGAAAGCGATTCGCCGGGTCGCGCGACCTTGGCGCCGCGCTTGGGCTCGCGTGGGGCGCGCGGTGCCATCGGCGGCACGCCCGCCGTGCCGGAAGCGGCGCGCGACTCCATCGGCCCAGAAGCAGAAAGCCCCGCACTGGGCGGGGCTTCTTCGTTGGGGTCGCGGCTTAATGGGTTCGCGGCTTCTTCAGCAGCTCTCCCGCCAGCTCCGCCGATTCGCGCATGTCTTTCAGCAGCAATTCGACCTCGGACGGCGTCAGGCGCGTCATGCTTGGCGAGGTAACGACCTTCAGATTCTGTGAGCGCGTCGAAGCCGCGGCCAGTGGCTTCGCGGAAAGCTTGTTCGACATCGCCATAGCGGGCTCGCAGTTCAGACAGGGTTTCGGGGGACAGCCGCAAGGTAGCACTGTAGAGTTTGCCCGTCAACGCGAAGGACCCAACCACCCGGCCCCCATTCTGTTCGATGTGCGACGCCAGCGCGGCGAGGGTGCCGCCTTGCGTCAGGGTGTCATCGACCAGGAAATACGGCTTGCCGGGCTGCACCGCCCCGTCGAACTCGGGCTGTTGGAAGATCCGCCCCAGGCCATCCAGCGCAGTGCGCTTCGCCTTGACGGACTGATAGATGCCCACCTCCAGAGGCAGGCCAAGCCGCTCAGCCAAGGCGGTAGCCGTGACGACGGGAATCTTGTTGTGGCCGGCGGCTTCAATGGCCAAGACCGGCACGATTGTGGGCTGCTCACTCCCGATCGCTTCCCGGACCTGCGCGACGGCGTCGTCAGAAAGCACGTCCTGCACCAGGCGCACGGCGGCCGCCGTGTCGCCGGCCTTGGCCGCAGGATGGTCCGGATGCTTGCCGGCCGTTCCCAGCCGTTGCCCGATGACCACGGCCGGAAGTGAGACAGGGTCGGCGCCGCGGCGGGACTCTGCTGCCAGCGAGGCAGCTGCCTCTTGCATACCGGCGCTCGCGCGCGCTGCGGGCGCGCGCTGCAAGAACCGGCCGGCATCGATCACCATCTGCTTGATGTCGATGTTGGTCAGTTTGAGATTCAGACCGAGCCGTCGCAGCGCAGCCCGGATCTTGCCGTAGAGCCGTTCCAGGAAGATGGGGCGGCTGCCCTGCTCCGCCATACGGGCCAGGACTTCGCGGGCCCGGTTCTCGGCGGAATAGTCGGGATAGCGCAGCGTCACCGCTTCGAACGTGGCGAAATGAGGATGATCCGGCCCAGCGTTGCGCGGGATGTGCGCGCCGTCAGGCGCCCGCGCCAGGCGGCGCACGTCCGCCAGAACCTCGCCGAAGCGATCACCCAGCAACGCCTCCACGCCGAAATGTCCCACCACCTCGTGCGTCAGGACCTGGTGCAGACGCTCAGCCGTCGGTAGGTTCTCGGCCACCAGGTAGATGCGTCCGCCGTCATTGGCGGGGTAATAGGCGCCCTCGGCGAGAGTAGACGGCTTGACCCCTTCCGGGATCTGGTCCACGCTTTCCACGACCGACACACGAAGGTTGGCTGCGCCGGGCAGATTGCCCATGAACTCGGCCGCCTGGCGGCGCGCTTCCGCCACCTCCAGACCTGGCCCACCTTCGCCGCGACTCTCCAGGCCAATCCGCCCATCCTCGCCGGGCACCTGCTCCACAGTCTGGAAAAAGCGATCGAACGCGGCGCGCACCGGCGCGATTTCGGCGGCAGTCGGATAGGGATAGCTGGCCTCGTCGCCGAATGCCTTTTCATTGACCACATTCGCCAGATAGTCGTTGGCTGCGCCCTGGTCGGCCAGCTTGGCGATCAGGTAGCTTTCAAACGCCCGCGCCGACAGCTCGCGGCCCGTGGACCAATAATCCTTTGCCCGGCGCTCGTCCAGTTTGCTGGACCGCTCCCGCATGCCAATCAGACCAATGGTCTGCTTCAGGTTACCGAAGGCCTCAGCCATGGCCGGCCGGATTCCGTCGGTTCGGTTGCCAGTCTCCGAGGCGTAGCCCGCCGGCGCTCCGCCCCGACGCGAGAAATAATTGTCCAGCCCGTGCCACCATTCATGGCCCAGCGAGCCAGCGCCGCGCCCCTTCGTCAGGTTGATCACCACCTGGCCCGGCTCGTAGTGGGCCATAGCTGCATCCACGCCGCCCCGGCCGCGTGCGCCGAACGCCAGCCCCAATTCCCCGTTCAGGGACAACGCACGTGCCGGCAGGCCAAGCACGCCGGCCATATCCATGAGTGCGTCGTATGCCTCGTTCAGGTCGGCTTGGCGACGGCCCCCTTCGACGTAATTGCCGAACTGCACGCCGCGGAACCCAAATGCCTCTGTGAACCGCTCCGGCGAGACGTCGGCGCCGTTGCGATGGTCCACGCCCACGCGCGGCGAGTTCGAACCGCGGCGATGCGCCGGCACCTCCTTGAGCTTCTCCAGCTTTTCGGCCAGGCGGTCCTTGTTCTCTGCCAAGTACGCCCGCGCTGCCTTGATATCAGTGAAGTGCTCCAGGTCGACATGCACACGCCCGACCTTCTTGCCGATGTAGAACCCGGGCATACGCGGGCGCGAATAGATGTCAAATCGCACCTCGCGCTCGGGCGCCGCGCGTTCATCCTGCTGCGCGGCAAAGCGCTGGAACTCAGCGATCGCCGCCTCAGCAGTATCGCCGTGGCCCAGCATACGCGGCCAGTTACCCAGGCTTGAGGACGCACCGCGTTGCACGCTCCAGATCGTCCGCGGCGGGTTGTGGCGCACGCCCGCGAACACGCTGTACTGGCCAGATTCCAGCGTGACGCCCCGCAGGGACTTTTCGTGCCCCAAGGCCTCATAGAGCCGCGCACGTCCGTATACCTTGCGAAGATCGGGGGTCTTCTCCAGCCCGGCGCGGATGTCGCCGCTCGAAACCTTTCCGCTTAGGAGCGTGCCGGAAAACTCCCGCAGCCGTTGGACTTGATCCGTCCATCCACGCAGCTTCCAGCTGCTGCGCGGCTTGGCCGGCACTTCATCGCGGGCCGCACGCACCAATGCCACCAGGAATGGATCGGCGCCATCCTCGAGCAGCTTGGCATAGTTGGCTTCGGGCCAGGATTCGGCGAGGGTATGGTTGGCGATTGGCAGCGTTTCGGCCAGGCGCATGCGTTCGGCGTATTGCTGCGCGTAATGCTTGCGGGCACCCCGCAGCGTTTCGCCGAAATCCTCAATCTTGCCCCCGGCCGGGGACGCTGCTCGCTCGGTGGCGAGGGTCGGCGGCGCGGCCGCCTGAGCGGGCGCATCGACCGGCGCCAGCTCTTGCTGCCCTCTTGCCGCGGCCTGGTCTGCGGCGCGGTCGCTACCCGTCAGGACGAAGTCGTCTCGGGAGGAGTCTGCATTGGCGCGCTGCTCCGCCTCGCGCTCACGCCCCGCGGTCTTTCGGTCAGCCTCGGCTTGCTCCTGGGCCGCGTTGCGCAACCCGCCGGGCGTCGGCTGCTCAAGAGTTAGCTCTTGCGCGCTGCCTTGCGGATCGCCTCCTGCGCCATCTCCTTCGCTTCCGGCGTCAGTTCGACGGCCTCCAGAATCGACATCGTCCCGTCGACCATACGCTGCTGCCGCGGACTTAAGTGCGTCGGCAAACGCGGCGGGGGACTCTTCGGCTTGAATTGCCGCGCGCTCGATGAGGGCTTCTCGGGCTTTTGCATTCGAAATTCCTTGTGCGTGGAGATAGGCCGCGGCGTCGAACTGGGCGGCCAGGTCTTCCATGGTCGTGTCGGCTGGCATTTTGCCGATCGCGCCGAACAGATCGTTGGCAATCTGTTCTTTCGTTTTCTCGGGATTATCGAACCGTTCGGCTTCGCGCTCAGCATACGCGCGGCGTGCGGCCTCGTCCATCTGCTCGAGCGAGTAGACCGCCTCGCCTTCGAGGGCCTCGCGCACACGGTCCATAGCGGTACCGGAGAGGTCGACCGTGTCGCCGTCCATCGGCAGGTATCCCGCCTGCTGCATGGCCTCCACCAGCATGTCGGCGTCCATACCGCCCCTGCGGAACAGCCCGGGCGCGCGACGATTCGCCAGGTGCGCGCGGTCGCCATAGATGTCGGCGGCCAGCTCAGGACGGATGCCCCCGGCCTGGCGAACCATCTGCAGGAAATCACGGCGGGCGGCGCGGCCGAAGTCAGCCGCCGACGGCACTGACTCCTCCGAGGGCGCCTGGCCGGTGCGCGGTCTGGCGACGAATCCGCCCTCGACCGCCACCGGCTCGGCATTTCCATGTGCCGACGCCGCCCGCTGCGCAGCGCCACGCGTCAGAAATGGCCTGCCGTTCTTGGCGGTGATATCGGGCTCGCGCACGACGCGGCCCAGCCCGGAATCGGCGGCGGGCTTCGAGGTATCGGCCTCGCTCAGCCAACGCTTGAAGGTGGCGACGTCCATTTCCGTCACCTTCCCCATCCCCTTCCAGCCCGGTGTATAGCTGGCCTGATACGCCTGCTCGGCGGCCTCGCGGCTGTCGTAGCCCAGCATGACCTTGGATTCATCGAAGCCGCGGTGTCCCGGGTCCAACTGGTCGATCACGAACACCGGGCCGCTGAAATCGGGCGACGTGCCCGGCCGCACGAATACGTCGACCTGATCACCGTCTGCGCCTTCGGTGCGACGGATGTAGCCGTAGTGCCCCGCCATGCGGTTCGCCCACTTCGACCCGTCCGGGCTCACGCCACGGCGCAACGACCCTTCCGGGTTTTCGATGGAAATGTCCATACCGGCCACACGAGCCCGCCCGACTTTGTAGTTCCCAGCCTCTTTCTGCGCGCCGCTCGGCTCGCGCAGAGCATTGAGCGGCGAGGTAGCCGCTTCGTGGGCGGCAGAATCTACGCCGCTACCGGGATGACGGCGCCCTGCCGCAACCACATCAGGCGTCAGCCCAACCTCGGCGTGTCTCGCCGCGATCTGCCGGTGCTGCTCCAGCGTTCCGGCCTGGCCTTCCGCATTGACGGCCCAGGTAGGCGCCGGCAGCGCAAGCGGCGAGCGCTCCGCCGGCGGCGAGACAGGCTGGGAGGCCTCCGACAGTTGGTTGGCGGGATGCCGTCTGCCGGCCGCCCGCACATCCGGGGTCATGCCCGTATCACGCCCATTCTCGAGCGCATCCGCCCGCGCAGCACGCGCGGCGGTGCGCTGCTCCGTGGTGCGCGCCACGCCGTCTCGCCCCACTTCAATGCTCGGCGCCGGCAGCGCCAACGCATCCCCCCTCCTGCCGACATCCGGAGCCTCAGAGGGCTCGGTCAGGCTCCAGGCCGGGTGTCCTTGCGCGGCGCGGGCCACGTCCTCGGACAGGCCCAAGCCGTCATCCGTATACCGTTCCGACGCCTGGCGCTGGTCGGCAGTGCGCGCGGTGCCGCCCGAATCGACAGTGACCGCGGGCGCCTGCAATGCAGCGCGTGCTGGCGCGCCTTGCAGCGCTGCGCGCACCCCAGCATTCATTTGGGCCGGCGTGTAGGGCTGCATGCCGTTTTCGTGCCGGATGATTGCGGCACTAAGGCGCGCCAACGTGTCGGGGTCATTCAGTTCCAGTTGCTGGTCTGCCTGAACGCCCAGTACGCGGGCGACCTGCTGGACGTAGGCGCCCGTGTCGTTCTCGGATGGTGGCGCCCAGCGGCTGATGATTTCTTCCACGGAATTCAGCCCGTGCTGGCGCTGATAGGTCAGAAGATTGCGCGCGGTGGCCCGGATGCCGTCTTCCGGCGTCTCAAAGGTCGCAAAGCGCGGATCATTTCCTTCAACCTCGCCAGCGAAGCCAACGCCTTTCTGGATGTTGCCCGGGTTGTTGTTCCGGATTCCACGTGGTGCGTTGTCGGGCATGCGCCAAGATTCGCGCGCCGTGAATCCATCGCCAGCTGCGTAGCCTTTGGGTGCGGGTAAGGCTTCATGTCGCACCGGCCCGTCCAGCACAGGAAAAGCCTCCGGCCCGCCAAGCGCGGCAGGCCCGTCCATTGCTTGTCGCAGGCGGTTCCCCGGCATGGGATCAGCGGCCAGCTCGGACAGGCGAACGAAATGCCCTCGCCCGTCAGCTGTCCGAATCCGCGCCAGGGGTTCGCCACCTGCGCGCGACGTAGCGGCGTTGCGTTCTACGCCGAGGAATTCGACGGCGAGTTCGCGGCCATTCTGCCGCAGGTAGACCTGCTGTCCCCTGGCGAAATCGCCGCCACCAGAGCCAGCCGAACCCGCCTCCGTCCGGGCGGCCGAAGCGGGCGCGCGCCCAAGTTCGTCCGCTGGTACGAAGGACTCCTGTCCGTTGACGCGCACCCGTGCGTAGCGCCGCCCGGCAGCCCCAGGTTCCAATTCGAGGCCAACAAATTCAACGGGCACATCGTGATCGGCGTTCTTCCACGTAACCGTCTCGCCGGCGGCAAACTCTGGAGCGGCCGCCGTTGGGCCTGCACCGCTGGAATGGGCTTCCGATTCAGTGGATACACCCGGGCGCACGATAAAGCCGTTGCCGTAGCGCAAAACCTGCGCGTTGGCACCCATCTGCCCTGCCTGCTGCCGCGCGGCGCTGGCCGTCACGAAGGGCCGGCCGCTGATGTGCATCACGTCCCCTGCCTCCAGGGACGGCGCCACCTGCAGTCCGCGGTTGCGCACGCCGTCGGTTGCTCCGTGGACCGCGCCGGGACCCATCCCGGCGACGAAGCCCAGCGCCGCATTGCCAAATGATCCCTCCAGCGGATCGAGGCTCATGCCTGCGCCGACGTTGATACCCGTCTGTGTCGCCACGCCTTCGCCGACTTCCTGGATGGCTTCCTCGGATCCGGCCAGGCCGGCGCGCCCCACAGTCTGCGCGACCGCACCGCGTCCACCAAGCACGCGCCCAGCCGGCGACAGAATCCGGCCCGTCGCGGCGCCGCCCGCAGCGGATACCGGGACCGTACGTGCAAACGCCGCGTCCTCGGCCTCGGTCCTCACTCGCGCCCGCGCCTGTGCGGCGGTGTAGCCCTGTGCCAACAGGTCCCGGAAGTTGGATGAAGCCGCAGCCAGTTGCTCATCGTCCATCCCGTCGATAGTCTCGCGCGCCTGTTCGATGGCGTTACCGCCGCCCATCGCGCCGCCGGCGCCCGCTCCGGCCGCCATCCGCGCGCCGATCCCGGCAGGGCCGGCGATCGCTGAAGCCGCAATGGGGACCGCGCTGCTGCCCAGGGCGTTCAGTCCCTGCAGGGCCAGGCCCGAAGCCGATGGATTGCGCCCGAAGGTCCAGGTATCGGGCTTATCCAGGTCACCACCAGGCTGGGAATCCGCCTCGCGCTGCTTCGCGTCTGCACTGCGTGAGTCAAGCACGCGCTGCCCGAGGTCGTGCGTCGCGTCCGCCGCTCCTTCCAAGGGATTGCCGGGGATGTCCAGGCCGGCGTCAAACGCCTGATTAAGCGCGGTCACGCCCACACGCCCCAGCCCTTCAGCCACCTTGCCGACACCGCGCACGGCGCTACCCGCACCCTTGATCGCGCCGCCGGCAAAGGTCTTGGGATAGTCCACGAATTCAATGCCACCGGCGTCGTGCTGCGGCTGCTGGAAATCCGCCACGCGGAAGGTAAACGGCGCGGTCTTCAGTGGTGTGCCGGTGGGCGCCTTCGCGTCCGAGAATCGCAGGCTCAGATCCTGCCGCACACCGTCGCGGCGCGCATCCACGCTGTCTTTGAACTCGACATCGTCATCGCGCTTTTCAAAGTTGTCCATCTACACCCTCTCCGTTGGTGCGGCCCATGGCGGCACGCGTAATTTCGGATCCTTCCGTCGCCCTGGCCCAGCTGTCGGCAGCCGCCTGTTCAGCCGTCCGTGCCAGCTCCACATCGCGCTCCGCCTGTTGCAGGAGCGCCGCATGCTTAGCACGCGCTTCGGCACCGGCTTTCATCCCCGGCGGCCGGGTGCGGAGCTGCCGCACCAGCGCCTCCGCCTGGTGTAGCTGCGCGCGGGCGGCGTCCAGCTGGACACCCTCCGGGCGCTCTTCGACCTGCCGGGCTGGCGCGGATGCGGGTGCCGGCGTGCCGGGCATGCGGCCAGGGTTGGCGGCCGCCGTGTTTGGCTGCGCCGGCGTCTTGGCGCCAGGGCCAGCGGGGCCGCCAGGCCGAGACGTTCCGCCTTCCATCAGCCGCGCGCGAATCTGTTCCTGAACCTGCTTCGGTACCACCGATACAGGCAGACGAATCAACTGCCCCTCGTGCTCCACGCCGAATCCGAACTGGCGATCACCCAGACTGATGGGCACGATATCCGCCGTGCCGCCCTGCACCTGTTGGGCCAGCGCGGCCAAGTTCCCAGGGGTCAAGACCTCGCCCTCGGGCGTCCCCGCATTGAGCCGGTTGATGTTTTCGCCCGTGGCGATGATTCCGCTGACCTGCTTGCGCTGGTCGTCACCCAGACCTTCCATGCTGTCCACCTTGAAGATCCGCATGACGTGGTTGGCGAAGTCCTTGTTGGACGTGACCATCTTGGGTTTGCCCGCTTCGCTACCCTCGGCCCCAACCCGCATCCCGCCTTTGCCGTCAGGCATGTACAGCGTTTGATCCTTGCCCAGGACGCGAGGCTTCCGCAGTTCCTCGTCGCTGCGCAGCTGACTATCCAGCAGCTTGTCGCGCCGCTTTTGCTCCGCCTCCCAAAGCAGCTTCGCTTGCTGAGCAACCATTGCCTGCTGTGCCGTGGGGTCGCTGACCGTGCGCACGAAGCTCTGCAACATGAACTCGCTGATTGGTTGTTGGATTGGCTTGCCAGTAGCCGTGTCCACGCCGACGAAGTCGTAAACGGGCGCACCGCCGGCCTGCTCGGCACGTTTGTTGATGGAAGTCACCTCGATGCCGCCGGGCATGAATCGGTTGACGAAGGGCACGTACGAGTTGGGGTCTCCCGTCAGCTGATAGCGGCTCTGAGCGGTGTTGAAGGCCTGTTCCCGATGCTGCCCGACAAACTTTTCGCGATCGGCCAGCAGCTGCATCGCGCGCCCAGGCTCTCCCAACTCGAGAGCCTTACGATATGCCCGCGTCAGTCCGTCGGCGATCTGGCCGAACTCGCCGCCGCCGAGATAGTCAGCGGGCTGCGGGCTTTTTTTTTCAGCCGATGGCGCAATAGTCGGGCTGACTGCTTGGCGCAACGCGGCCCCCCCGAATGCACTGGGCGCCGAATCCGCCAGGCCCACGGAGTTGGCGTCCAGCCCCGGCGTCGTATCCATCGCCGCTGGCGCACCAACCGCCACAGGCTGCAGGCCCCAGGTGTCGCCCATGGCCGAACCGTTGGGCACGGATTGCGCAACCTGCACGCGTTCCAGACCCGCCGGTGCGCCTTGCTCCGCCGTTTGGCCGGCCATGGCCTGGGCGATTTCCTTCTCCACCTGCTTGCGCCTCTCGTCGGCGTCTCGCGCGAGCTTCCTGTCCTTGGCCGCGTCATACGCCTGCCCGATGGCCATGCCATTGCGCAGCCCATCCGCGAGGCCGCCCGCAAAACTTCCGTTCATCGCCATCAGATTCTCTCCAGTCCAATCAAGCCAGCCGACACGTCGCCAGCCAACGCCGGCGGCAGTGCGCCTAGTGCATCAAGCTCGTCCGGGATGGCCACGCGCTCTAAGCCCGGACCTCCTTGATCGCTGCGGCGCTGCTCCAACCGCTGCACCTTCTTGGCGAGCGCTCGAATGGCCGCGTGGTGCTTGCCGCTGACGCTGATCATGTCCAGGCCCACTCCGCCCGGCGCGACTTCATTACCGAAGGCCGCCTGCATGTCTTCGGCGTACGGCCCAACGTGACGGCCACCGTCAGCAACACCGTCTTGGTATTTCCAGGTCTCGACCGGGACCTGTGTAAGACCCTCAAGTGCGGCATCATCGTCGACGGGCGCGCCGTCTTCCTTCAGATCTTTGGAGGAGAACATCATGGCGCCGGCCATCATCCCCGTGCCGATCAGCGACCCGAGGCCCGCTTGACTGGAGGAATTTGCCTGCTGCTGCATTTGCATCTGACTCAGGCCCAGATTGCCCATGTTCCCGTAGGCGCCGCTGGCGGTTCCAAGCAGGCCTTGCGCGGTACCCGCTGCGTTGCCTTGGGCGGTTTGCGCCCCCATGACGCCGGTCGCGGAATTCCCAGCCTGCAGTGCCGCCTGCGACGCGGCGATCCCTGTCCCCGTCTGGTTCCGCCCGAAGCGCGCCGCATTCTCTCGAAGGCTCATGCCCAGTATCTTGGTGTCGTTGCGCTCCTTCGTGACGGCGCCCGCCGTCGCCAGCGCCCTGGCATTGGCCTGGTCGGTCATCGCCGTGCTGCCCAGGCTGCTGGTGGGCGACACCCCCATCCTCGCCATCTCGCGGGATGTCTGCTCCTGCGCATTGTCGAACTGCCGTCCTACGGTGGCCGCGGCCAAGCCTTCGCGACGCGCCACCTCCTCCGGGCTGTCATAGTTCATGGCCTCTTCGGCCATCTTGTTTTCGATCGGCTGGAAGACGTCCTTGTATTGCTGCCACTGATCGTCGCCGCGCTCTGCGTTCTTCGCGGCTTCGCCCAGAGCGTTGTTCATCAGGCCCTGGTAGATCGGTGCGAACTGCTCCGTCAGGTCCTTGTTCCATTCGAAGTTGCGTTCCGCCAGATCCTGCGCGCGCATCCCGATCTGCGCGTTCGCCTCCTGCGCCCGGCCCACGGCCGGGTCCTGCTTCACTTCCGTCGACATGCAGCCCATGTCAGTCTCCCCGTGCGGCCCGCTCGGCCTCAAGGTTGGTCAAGTACTCGCCCCAGGGCTCGGTCAGTTGCCGCAGCTCCACGCCCACGTCCCGCGCCCACAAGGGCCCGCCCAGCAGCAACGCGCTGTGCGTGACCAGATCCACATACGCGCCGCGCAGCACGTACGCGATCCGCTTGGGTGCGGTGCCCTCGGCGCGCTCCAGCTCGGTCGCAATGCGCCAGTTGGTGCTGGCGTTCGCCAGAATCGAATTGAGCGTGTCGAAGTTGGCCCGGTAGAAGGGGTTGCGCGGCAGCAGCACCAGCGCGCTGAACATGCCTTCGTTGATCGCGTCGTCAGCCAGCACGCGGTCGCGGTCGATCAAGTCGTCCCACAGGTGGGCCACCTGGAAGGCCAGGCGCAGGAAGTCGACGGCCGCCTGATTGCCACGCATCCACCGCAGGACCATGGCAGGGTCAAAAAAAGGCGCGCTCATTGGCGCGCCTTCTTGGTCTTGGTGCTGGCCGCGGGCTTGGGCCGGGCAGCCGTCTTTCGCACAGGCCGCGCCGGCGCCGGCTTGCGCTGGTAGGCTGGGTCGATGATCGCTGCCGGCGTGATCTGGCCAACGCCCGGCGCCAGTGCCTCCGCCCCCTGGCTCGCGTCAGTGTCCACCGCTCCCGCCTCAGCGGCGCTGGCAGCCGCCGCTTGTCGCTCAGCCTGCACGGCCTGGTGCAGGATCTGAGCCAAGCTCATGACCAAACCCATGGCAAGCTCCTGCGTCAGCCGATTGCCGACGTTGGAGAAAATGACGCTCTCGATTTCCTTATTCATGGTTTCCTTCCGATGGTGATTAGAGGATGCCCGCGACGTCGATGATCGACACTTCCACGCTGGGCGCGTATGAGACAAAGGCGTTGGCGTAAACCGGCGCCCAGCCTATAAATGGCGTGGACCATTCCGCGAAGCTTGCCCAGAAGCCATTTGCGGTCGGCGCGAGCGTTTCCATTACGAGGTACGAAATCCAGCCCCCGCCCATGTAGGGCTGGCAGTTGAACCCCTGTCGGATATAGGACTGGTTGTAGGCGTACTTGCCCGATACCAGCCCGCTGTAGGTCCAGCCGTCCTGGAACGCCAGTCGGTAGGCCTCGTAGTAGGCCGGAATGGTCACGCTGCCGATGATGTTCAGCGGCCGCTGCGCAGCGGTAAAAATCTGCTGTCCGAACTCGTTGAAGGCGTCCAGGTAACTGGGCTCTACCGGCCGATCAAACACGTAGTACTCGCACGGGTTGCGGAAGGACAGTTGCAGTTGCCCGTTCACCAGGTTCGCCAACCTGAGATATCCAGGGTTGGCCAGCGGCCTGATAAACACGACCGGGTCGATGGCCGGGACAGTCACGTCCGTGTTTGCGACGCCGGCGTGGCGCAAAAACATATTGATCGAGGAGCTGTCGACAATCAGCTCGCTCGCGCCCGACATCACCTGAAAGCCCGTACCCATTACCTGACCCCGTAGACGACTTTTACCGAGACGCGATCGCCCGGCATTCCCGAAACAAAGCGCCAGCGGATAGTTGTTCCCTCTCTGAAGATCGCCGGGGCGTTGCTGTGCGACGGCGAGCCCAGCGGAAACGACGCGACCCACGGTATCCCGTCTGCCAGCTCAGGGAAGTTCAACGCTCCGTCCGAGGTGCCCGTGAAGAACGAGCCCCGCTGACGCGCGATCTTGCTTGTGTACGAGGTAAGGACCGCCCCGTTGGGGCCGTACGTTTCCACTCCCGCAGGCACTACCAGATCCCCAGGCGCACGCGCAGAACGTTGGCCGCATCGAAAACGAGCAACAGGTTGTCGCGGATCTCAAGACGGGCGCCGCTGACCGCCGTGCGCAACAGGCCGATCGTCGCGGTAATGGCGGACAGTGACGTGACGTTCAGCTTGTCCGCCGTGATGGATCCGCCGGCGATGCGGGCCGCGTTCAAGACGCCGGCGGTGATCTTTTCGGCACTCAGGTTGGCGATCTTGGCATTGGTGATAGCCGCGTCCTGGATGTTGGCCGTCTTGACATACGCGTCGGTGATGACGGCCAGGCGGGCAGATAGCGATGCCACCGTCAGGCGATCCGCGTTCAGGCTGTTGACCGCGATCCGATCGCCGCTCATTTCTCCGAATGTCACCTTGGCCGCGGACAGGGACGCCACCTTGGCATCCGTGATGGCGGCGTTGCCCAGCTGGAGCGTGCTGATCGAGCCATTGGCGACGTACAGGTTGCGGATATAGATGCCCGGCGGAACCGGCACCCCGTTAATTTCGGTCGGCTCATGGATTTCGTAGAGCAACGCCTTGGGGTCGCCTGCCGCAGCGAGCACGTCGATCAGGTACGCGGGGTCCAAGGAGACGGCGCCGGCCGTGCCGCCAACGGAGTTGAATGGGCCGATCTTCCCCCCGACAGACACGAACCGGATCCAGTAGTAGTACGTCGTAGCGGCGTCTGTTCCCACCGGGTCGGCGTAGACCCAACCCGTTGTCTGCCCCACGCTGAGCGCTTGCGCCTGGTTGTCCGTGGTGCCCCGGAAGATTTCGGCGTAGCCGAAGTAGGCGAAATTCGGCTTAACCCACTCCAGCACCACGGCGCCGAGGGCAGGCGTCACCGTAAACCCGGTCGGTGCCGGCGGGATTCCGTCAACCGCTGGCGGCATGCTGGGCTGGAAGGCGCCGCCCGGGTTCGTGATGAGGATAGGTTTACCGTCGACACCCCGCATAGACACGATGCCGTTCTCAACCAGGTCGCCCCAGGTAACGGCCCGGTCGACGGCCTGGCCGCCTTTGCCGAAGCGCGTGGCGAGCGTCATCCTCATCTGCTCGAGCGCGCGTGTGGCCGCCGGGTTGCCGGGCAGCTGGGCAGCCTCGATCGCCGGCAGGTCCGTGTAGCGCAGGCCGGATCGTGGAGAAGTTGCCATGCTCAGACCGCCGTGACGTTGCCCAAGGTCGACGCCACCGTGACCTCTGTGATTGCCGCCGTGCCCTCGACCGTGAACTCATAGCTGCGCGCGCGGTAGTTCCCCCGCAGCCGGAACGGGCGGCCGCTTTGCACGACGTGCTCGACAACCACCTCGCGCGCACCACCGACAGCCTCGATCACGGCACGCAGCCGGAATGTCACGGGATATGCCGCGGCCACGACCTGTGCAGCCCCGATGTTTTGCGCCCGCTCGAGCAAGTACTTTTTGCTGACGCAGCGCATGGCCAGCGGGAGCTCGCCGCCGCCCCATTTGTGCACGCCGCCTGCGGGTAGCGCTAGGAACAGTTCGTCGCGGCGGCCGTCCGAATACGACGCTGTGGCGTACACGTCAGTGCGCGTCATGGACATGGCGCCGCGCGTCAGGTCGAAGATCAGGCCGCCCCGGGCGGCGCCGGTGTCGTACCAGCAAAACAGTCGGTTGTCGTGGACGTTGGCGTGCATGGATTCGGGCCGGTAGGCTTGCCATTGCTCGCGGGTCAGCAGCTCCTCCGTGACCAGGCCAATGCCGCCCGTCTGATCGACCATGACCAAGCCGTCCGGCGAGGCATACACCACGCCGCCCTTGAATGCTCGAATCGAACGTTTGGCGACGCACGGCTGGTTGCCATCCAGGCGCACCGGCGTCAGCGTGACCGGGTCCGCCTGTGTCGCCAGGTAGGTGTCGCCCTTAGTGCAAACCACCGTGGCCTGCCCCATGATGGCCCCGCCAACAATCTCGTCCGCCACAGGCGAGTAGTACGGCCAGCCGAAGGGCTTGAACACTTCCGAGCGGTACACCCGCTTGCCGGAAAACCCGATCATGAACCCAGCAGGATGGTCCATCAGGCCGAACAGGTCGGCGGGCGGCGGGACCAGCGCGCGCTCCGGCAGGGCCTCGCCGAGCATCGTGAAGTCCACCTTGTCGCTGAACGTCACCGCGCCCGCGGGAATTTCTTTCCAGAACCGCAGGATCGCGGTACCGGTCGCATCCGTGGTGGAAAGGTAGAGCCGCTTGTGCGTGATGTTGTATTCGCCCGCCGGCGGCCCCTCCAAGTTGACGAGGTTGAGGGTGTCATCCGTGGCAGCGTCAAACGGGTCGCTCACTTCGTTGGGCGGCCCTTCCTCGCCCCAAGCTGAGACGAAGGTGTACGCCACCAAACACGACTGCCGCTCCAGGTTCTCCGGCGGGTTGGGCTGCTCTGCGACGGTCACCGTGGCGCGCGACGTCGGCGCCGGGATTCCAAGGCGATACCAGGCTGACGGCATCAGGTTGTTCGTGGTCGCCATGGTGGCATCCGTCACGCGGGGCGGCTGGCCGGCTTCCGTGAAATACGTGCGTTCTTGCGCGTCGTCGGGGATGGCGCCACGCGCCACGTCGGTGTCGTTGATCCAATGGAACCAGTAGCGCGCATCGTCATCCACCGAGCGCCCGAAGCGATAAATCGTGCGCTTGGTGCCCACCTTGGCAAGGTCGGCCACCTTGACCGGCGCCATGTACGGAACGAGCGAGCCGCGCTGTAGGTTGGCATTCATGGCCTCCTGGCTGGCGCCGGCAGGCAGCAGGTGCGGCTCGACGCGCGGCAGCATGCCGGTAAACGCCTTGATCGCTTCCCTCATCGCCACTGCGCCCGCGCTGGCTTACCGATGGCTGCGACATTGCCCCGAGCCCGAAACACCAGGATCGCCAGCAGCACTGCAATTCCCAGTTGCCAGAGCGTGACGCCAGCAGCCCATGTGCCAAGCTGGCCCTGGCGAATGAGCACGTCCAGCCCTTGCCCACCCGTAAAGACCGCCAACAGGTAGGCGATCGCGGACATGCCCGGGCGATACCGCGCACCTTTTCGCCGGTAGCAGATCAGCCGGCCGGCAGTGCCAAGATTCACCGCTACAAAAAGAAAGGCCACCAGATGGTGGCCCGTCATGCCCAGCGCGATTGTGGACGTGTGCATATCAGCCTCCTCGTTTCCAAAGCACCGAGATGTCGAACGTCTTGATCCGTTCGATGGCCGTAACGGCGATGGTCACTGCCACGGCTGCAGCAACGAAGCCGGTAATGACCGTTTCGTTTACGCCGGTCACTCGACCCAGCTCACCCGCGCCGAAGTACCCCAGCAGCCACGAAACCAGGCCGTAGCCCAGGCGGCGCACCACCCCGAGTTCGCGACTGTGCATCATGAACACCGCCGCGCCAGCGAATGCACCGATCAGCGCGCCGCTGTCGATGCCGGGCAAAAGTGCCGCGAATAGGACGCCTGATGCCGTGGCCACTGCGGCGCCAACTGTGCTGGTAGGTTCAGCCATCTTTTCTCCTCTTTGTGCGAAACGGCGGGATTAGCCGCCGACCTGGCCAGCTTCAATGAACATGGAGTCGACCTGTTCGCGGGACAGGCCGTGATGCGCCGCGGCGGCAAGCGTTGCATCGCCGCTCCGCAACACCGTCGGCGCCATTTCCCAGGCGAGCCTGCGAGGATCATCCGCCGCCATTGCAGAGAAAAATGCGGTCGTCGCGTCGAGCAGGTTGTACCGGGCCAGCACCACGCAGCATTGGTACTTCGTTACCGATTCCGGCACGAAAGGCGGCGCGGGCCTGGCGGGGTCGTGCGAGGCTAGGACATCGCGCACATTAGCCTTGTACTCCTCGGAGACATAAGGGGAGAAGATCAAATCGCCGGTGTCGCTCCAGGAAACGCCCTCGGTAAGCTCTGCGGCATGGAGTTCGAAGAAAAATGTGGGACCGATGGGTTTCATATCAGGATCAGCATCGAAACGTCGTGGTAGAAGGTCACAGGATTAGCAGCAGCGCTCGTGAACCCGTATGGAGCGAAGTTCACCTGGACGTCCGTGCTCGCGGTATAGGCCGTTGTACAGACACTCGCTTGCTGCGAGCCGGCCGCAGCGCTCAGGGTGTAACCCTGGCCGCCAGAAATAGCTGTGCCATTGATCGTCATAACCATGTAGCCGCCGCCACCTCCAGAAACGCCGGGGCGCACGATACCCGTGGCGGACACAGTGGCGGAGTCCCCAGCCCACATGAGGCCGTAGACACCATTTTGCAACTTCACATACGCCGTGGAAGCCGTGGTGTTGTTGCTCGCAGGTTCGACGACCGCATCGATCTTGCGATTGAACCAAGAGACGCAGTAGCGATACATCGCGCTGCTGACAATCTGGGTCAGACTGTTGGTGAACACCCAACCGACGAGCGTGTATCCAGGATTGCCAGTGCGGATTTCTACGCCGTCGGAGTGCTTGCTATGCGGGTTGGATGCCGTCGGCAGAAAGTCAATGACAATGGCACCGGTTCCGTCGTCTCGCGCGTAGGCGTAATACAACGTGTTCGCTGCCAGCCCGGCATTCGTCACGTCAATCCCCGCTTCGGGTATGCGGTATTGCCGACCGTTGATAATGAGGCCGTTGCCGTTAAGGGGGATCAATCGGCAAGCGGTATTGCTGACAGAAACGAAACGACACTGTCCATGCGCCAAAGGCGGCAACTGTGCAGCCGGCACTTGGCCGTTCGAGCCCAGCGCGGCCACACCTCCGGGCACACCCTTATCGGACTGGAGCACAGCGTCAGCCAAGCGCGCCACCTCTTGCCAGGTCCCCCACGTCCCGGACGTCCCAAACCGTACGCGCTTATACGTGCGAATAACGCCGCCAGCGCCGTTTCTGGTGGTGTAAGCCTGCGTGATTTGCAGATTTCCCGCGCCGGCGGCCTCCACCTGCAACGTTCCGGCGAGCTGCGCCGGCCAATTAAGCGCTGCGGTGGCCTGGGCGTCCGAATTTAGGTAATAGAAGCCCGGGAACACCACAATATTGGCGTCGGTTCCTGCGGCCAGAACAGAGGAAAAAGCGTGCGGCTGCACCAGCCGCCCGTTGCCGTCCAGCGTGGCCACGCCGTTAAGCGCACCCAGCTGCGAGGAGCGGACAACCTCCTCCCATGCCGACCACGCGCCGCCGACCAGCGAGCGGAAAAACTGCCGGTTTCCGTTGCTGCCGATATACACCTGGTTGACGTTCGTACCGGCAGCGCCGCCGGCGGCCGCTTCGCAGTAAACCAGCAGCCACCCCGAATTCGCAATCGGAAAGTTCGTACCGCCGGCGGCCGTGGATGACGCCGAAATTGCCCACATTCCCCGGTTAGCGTAGCTGTTCAAGTCTGCGCCAGCCTCGACACGACCCAAGTATGGCAGCGAGTTGCCAGCGGTGTGGACCTCTTGCCACGGCGACCACGACGCATTGATAGCGAAGCGCCAATACTGGCGTGTCCCGCTGGTGGGCGACACGCTACCGGTGGAGGCTACCGTGTAGCGTTGAACCGTCTGACCCGGGGACCCAGAACCACAAACCTCCAGGAGGCCGCCAGTAGCCTGCGGGTAATTGGTGCCTGCCTGCGCGCCGGCCGTGGAGGCTTGGCGGTAATTTCCGGGCGTCTGGTAACTGTTCAGATCGTGCGGGCCTGCAGGCAGGGCCTCAGCCAGCAGGATCGGGGCCTGCGCCTGCGGCAGACGGCCATCCGTTCCCAGGCTAGCGTAGCCTTCCGCCTTGCCCAACGCGTCCAGAACGCCTTGAGCGGCGTCGCGAATTGCGATGAAGTTGTCATCAACTTCGACGTCCGTGAGGAGACGCGCGAGATCGCGGCGGAGAGTGATGTCAATGGCCATGTCAGCCCCGCTGATGCCGCAAGGTCCAGTTGATCGTAAACACGTCTTCCGGATCCTTTGTCTTGAGCCCGAACACCGTGCGATTCGACATCAGACCAGCGGCGGCGGCATTGAAAAGACCGGCCTCCCGCCAATCGCCGGTCGCGACGCCGGCGGGGAAGACCGCCGCGTATACTCGCTGCGCGCCGGTGCCAGTGATCGTGACCGGACGCCGGGCGCCGGCGAATTCCGCGCCGAGCGCGGTATCGGTGCCTGCCGCTGGCGTGGCCGAGTTGCCGGCGGACATGTGCGATATCGGGTTCACGGCCTCGCCCGCGCAGCGCGCCGCGATGTAGCCCAGGCCGCCGTCCACCCAAATGTTGTCCACCACAAAGCGGTCAACCTTCCCCGTCTTGCCGCGGTACGCGATGATCTCCAGACGGCCGGAGGCCCCAGCCGCACTTTTCAAAGGCGCCTGATCTTTCATAGTGCTTGAGTCCTAAAACGAGGTGAGTTCTTCGCCGACGTACGTGTTTTCGACGTAGTTGGTTGCGTAGCTCTGCTTGAAAATCGAGCCGCCGTCGGTGTTCGCACTGGCGTCACGAAGGGGCTGCGAAGCGCGCCAAGCCTGCGCGTCGCCGGCCAGAGAGAGATCACGCAGCGCGAGCTGGGTCAGCGCAGCGATGAGGTCGGAAGCCGCGGCCATGTCCATCACTGGGGTGGTTCGAATGAGGGTCAACGCATCCAGCGCCGAAGCGACGTCTGAATACAGCGGGTTCAGCCCTCGAGCATCCAGAATCGCCTGGACTTGGACGATCACCCATTGGGGGAGCGCCGCGATGCTCGCCGCCTCAGCGCGCGCGGTCAGCTGCACAATCTCCCGCTCGACGCGCACGCCGCCGGACGTGTTGCTAGAACTGCTCACGGACCTGGAACTTCAGAATGCCGAAGGCCGTCTGGATGCGCCCGTCTTGAAAGGTCGTTTCCACCTCTGCTTCGAACTCGCCGGCCGTGTCGAGCGCTGTCTCGTCCCACTGCATGACAACGCGCCCGCCCCGGCCCGGCAGATCGTAGGGCGGCGTGAAGTCGATTTCGTTCGTCTCCGGGTCCAGATATCCTGCAATGGGACGGGCTGGCATCGTTGCCTTGATCGCGTCGCCGCCCACTTCCCGGAACAAGACGCGGACGGAGGTTCCCGTGTCGGCGACGTTGATCGGAAGACCGGTGCGCTCGTCCGTGAGCGACAGAATCAGGTCGGGCGCGGTGTCGCCCTGCACCAGGCGGATTTTGGTCGTGGCCATGCGCTATTTCTGCTCGTTGGGGCTGGTCATCGCCTTGGCGGTGACGTCGCCGGTCAGGGTGGAGTGGCACGCGGCCAGGTGCTGCGCCGCACGCTGGTGGAACGCGGGAACGGTGTCGGCTTCCTTCAGGAAGGCCCGGTACAGGACGTAATCCAACAGGGCCGGCGCATACTCGCCTTCCGGCGCCAGGTCCTGATCACCCATGTCCTTGGTCACGGCGGCGGGCAGCTTGGCGTACGACAGTTCGATGACCACTCCGGCACGCGCGGGCGGGTACACCTCAAACTGGCCGGGACTGCGTTCGTCGTACAGGAAGTGGCGGATCTCCTGGGCCGGTGCCAGGCTGCGCCAGTTGGGCCGCACGCGGCCGAGCGCACCGGCGTCCGCCACCGTCACAGCTCGCTGCCGCTTGGCGGATATGTTTCGCGGCACATCGAACAGCAGCCGGGCGGCGCCCGGCAATTTCTGCCGCGCACCCTCGGCGCAGGTAAAGTCCTCAGACGCCTCGAAGATATCGGGGCGCAGCCTGTACGCCTCCAGGCGGGCGTCGCTCAGCCACTTCGGCAGCTCGTCGTCCTCCCAATACACGGCGTCCGCGTCCTGCAAGATCGTCCGCGCGCGGTCCAGCACATCGGCCACTTTCATCGGAATTCGTCTCCACCCGTGCGCATGCGCCGCTTGGCAAACCCGCGGGCACCCTCATCCGCCAGGGCGCTGCATACCTGATCGAAGGCGGTCAGAAAGGCGGCCGCCCGGCCCGGGTCTGCATACCCGGCCTTGTGCTGGTGCAGGCGCGCCAGCGCACCGCTGGCCAGCTGCTCGGCGTAGCGGTTGAGCAGCACGTCGGGCAAATCGCGCGAGGCGCGCGTCGGTGCGTACGCGACTTCCAGGCGCAGCGCTCTCGGCGCCTTGACCGACACCGCCGGCACGAGCTGGACGAAGCCAGGCAGGCGGCAATAGAAGCGGCTCACCTCAGCCGTCGTACCAACCTGGCGCCAAGCCCATCCCGCCGGGAACAATTCCTCGAGTTCGGGCCGGGTCGCCGGGTCAATCTGGCCCTCGGGAAGCCAGGCGCCGGTGACATCGACAATCTGCGTGTCCGTTTCGGGGGGATCCAACTCGTATTCGGTCGTGCCCGGAACCAGCGTCAGCGGGTCCAGAAACGCGCGCAGCAAACGCGTGCGTGTGCAGAATTCGACGGCAGCATCCAGGATGGCATCCTCAACCGCCGGCGTCGGCGCGCCTTCCACCAGCGGCAGCACGAACCGCTCGAAGTCTGCGAGGGCAGCCATTAGGTGGGCTCACCCGCCGCGCGGGAGTTGGCCAGGCTGACGATCTGCTGGATCATTTCGTCCTTCTTCAGGGCGCCGTCCAGCTGATGGTTGAATTGCCCCAGGGCGAACGTCTGGAGGTCTTCCTTTTTCATGCCCTGCAAGTTCGGCATATTGAACGGGGGGACCTGGCTTTGCTCGGCCGACCGCGGGGCGCCGGCGTGTTGCTGGGTCGTGAGGACCAGGCCGACGCTGGCCGGGTTGTCTTCCGCCTCGGCCCAGGCTTCGCGCCAGACGTCCTTGTAGGGCGTCAGCTTGATGGCGATCAGCGGCGGCACAAAGTGAATCTGCCCGCGCTCCCACACCAGAGCGGTGCCCGCCACGGTGTCTTTCTTCTGAGCCTTCGACCCGATGTACATGATCGGGATCGGATTGTCCTGTTCCATGGGGAACTCCAAAAAGATGGGGCCAGACGGTCACCCGCCCGGCCCCGAACGCCGCTTGGTGCGGCGAGACAGCCCCGAAATGGGCTTAGGCGACGCCGACCATCTGACCGTTGACCACGGCCGTCAGCTGCGGCGTGCCGGTGACTGCCGCACCGCTGATCGTCGCGACCAGCTTGACGGGGCGCTTGAACAGGATGGGATGGGCCTTGGAGTCCACATTGCCCGCCGTGGCGATGTCGGCGCCTGCGAGCCAGGCGTCCAGATCGGCGAGCGGGCCGTCCGAGGCGTCATAGGGCTCGAAGCCCAGATCAACCTTGACGCCAGCGCCAGCGGCGTCGGCCACCAGGCGCAGCGCGGTCACGACAACGCCAGCGGGAATGACGCCCAGGTAAACCTTGTCGCCCACAGCAGCAGCGTTGCGATAGCCGTAGGTCTCGACCCAGGCATTCCCGAAGGCCTGCGTGTGCAGGGGCTTCGCGTTGTAGTCGGGAGAGTAGCGATCCATGAATTTCTCCAGTTCCACCGGAGCAGGCGGCCTTGCTGGCCGCCCGCAACCGATCAGGTGTTGAGGTTGACGACGGTGTCGAGCACCATCACGCCGTGGTCCGTCGGGATCTTGTTGCCGCGCGCGTCGGGAACGGAGAAGCGCAGCTTGGCCTTGCCGCACATGACTTCACCCGCCACTTCGAGGTTGCGCTCGAAGTTGTAGCGGTTCTCCATCCAGTTGGCGTAGGTGTCGGAGCCCTGGTTCTTGCCGTAGACGTGGGCAAGCGCCTGCGCGCCCAGCAGCATGCCGCGATCGACGCTGTAGCCCGGCTGGAGGGCCGGAATCGTGACGGAGGCCTCGGCGGCCGTGGCCTGGCCGGCCTGGGTGCAGTACTGGACGGTATCGCCCGGATTCAGGCGGATGGCACGGTCCATCTTGCGCACCAAGATGTTGTGCCAGATGCCGGCCTCGCCCGTGAACAGAGGGTGCTTCTTGGGGCCGGTGAACGACGACGCACGGTTCCAGGCATTCTGGAGGAACGTGCGCCATTGCAGGCTGTTGGCAGCGGTGTTGGTCAGGATGCTCTGCCACATGCGGTTCGTGACCAGCAACAGGTACAGCGGCTCGTCGTCGGCAGCGGCGTCGCCCGCGATTTTGATCGGCTGGAGCTTGAACTCCATGTCGTCGATGATCGCGCCCAGGTGGTCCAGGTGCTCCAGCTTGAACGTGTCCGTGGTGTCGATCGAGCCCAGGCCCTGGCCGCCCTGCACCAGCGACGTACCATCGGCCACCCAGTGGCGGTTGTAGGTCGGCGCCTTGACGGGGTTGATCATGATTTCGCCGAAATCCGGATCGCTCGCCATGGGCACCACCCAGTCCGTGCCCACTTGCGAACCACGCGTGCCCGCCAGGTGCACGATCGTGGACTGGTCGTTGAAGCGGCGGAACCAGCCCTGCAGGTTCGCCATCGCCAGGCCGCGCAGGTTGTGCACGGTACGCTGCTGGGTCATCTTGCCGCCGGCATCCACCACCTTCGTGGCCAGGTCGATACGGATGTCCATGCTGGACATATCCAGGCGCTCGCCTTTGCCCTCGGCCTGCTTGTCGCCCATGATGGGCTTGCCGCCGGTCTGGTTGATGAGGTCAACACTCACCTGGTCGCCCTGCGACTTCGTCAGGTCCGTGACGCGGACCAGCGGCATATCCGGGCTGGTCTGGCCTTTCAGCTTCGCCTCGGCCGCCGACTGCTTCGGCGCCGCGCCGGTCAGGTTGTTCATCAGCGAGGGCTGACGTTGGGTGTTGGCAAACAGCGCCGCGCCGAAAACCTTGCGCGCGAGCGGCGAGCCAACGGGAACAGTAGTTTGGGACATATTGCCTCCAGTTCGTGGGATTTACGAAGAGAGGCGCGCCAGCTGCGCTTCGATTTCGTCCGGCGACAGATTCATGAAGTGGTCCGTCAGGGCGCTGCCCGACAAGGCCGTCATGGCGTCGATCGCGGACGCGGCGGCCGGCTGGCCGCCCGGGATATCGGAAAGAGTGGAAGGCCCCGATGCTTCGGCGGTCGCTTTCGCGACGGCGCTCGCAACGCGTGCGGCTTGATCGGCTGGCTGCTGCGCCGGGGCGGCCTTGGCCTGGCCGGGCAGCTCGATCGCGCCGTTCTCGGCTTCGTACATTCGGAGCGCCGCATCGAACCGCTCGGAGAGCGGCTTGTCCTTCCATGCCGGCTTGGCGCGCAGCATGGTGTCGATGGCGGCGACTTCGTTGAACTCCGCCGGGGCGGTGGCACGGAGGTGGGCAAGCTTGGGAATGGACAGGATGGTGTCCTCGACGGACACCAGCGCTTGCACCTGCATTTCACGCCGCGCGGTTTCAGCTTCCTCGGCGGCGGGCCGGCCGGCGTCCACCTGGTCGCTCAGGCGCTTGGCCAAGGCGATCAGGTTGTCCATCCGGTTGGCGACGTCGGGAGCTTCTTCGCGCAGCTGTTCCAACAGCTGCTCGTCGACGATCTCATTCAGATCGAGCGACTTGGTCGCCTTGCCCTGTTGGGCGGCGGCCTGGTCCAGTTCCAGCTTCGCGGTCAGATCCCGCACCATCTGCTCAGCGCGGATAGCGCGCTCGCGCTCCTGCTGCAGCACCTGGTACGGGATGACGTGCTTGCCGTCCTTCGCCTGCACAACGGCGTCGCCCTGCTGCGGCGCAGCGGCGGCCTCATGTTGCGTCCCGTCCGCACCGGTGCCGGGCGCTGCACCGCTGATATCGCCCTGGGGTTTGCCGCCAGCATTCGCCGCGGCGTCATCGTCGGACGTCGTCGTGCCGGAGCCGGTGGTGGCTTCCTGCCCACCTACCAGCGCCGCCAGCGCGTCTTCCGACAAGCTGAGGGGGTCGCGCAAGACCGCATCGAGGTTTTCGATGCGATTGTCCGTCGTGTTTTCCGTGCTCATCTCTTCCTGCTCCTAGTTCTCGGATAGGTCCGTGGGTTGAAACGAAAAAGCCCCCGACGATTGCTCGGCGGGGGCCTGTGGTTGCCCGTGTCCCTGGGCTGGGAATTCGAATCAGTGCGCTATGCGGTCGTTGGCTGGCGAGTGCCCAGCCGTGCCAGGACCTGGTCGACCTCGTCGGTCAGCTGCTGGAACCGCTCTTGCATCTGGGCGCCGCCCGTCTGAGCCTCGGCGCGGATGCGCGCCCGCTCTGTCTCGGCTTCTTCGTGCATAGCGGTCTGCTGCAGGCGGGTCTGCCATTCGGCGGTGCGGTCGGCCAGCTGCTGGCGCAGCGCCTGCATTTCGCTTTCGTAGCGTGCCAGCACGCCGTCCACTTGGCCCACCGTGTCGGCGTCCCCCGCGGCGCCCGCTTCCCGGCGGATGCGCTCGGCCTCTGCCAGCAGCTTTTCGGTGCGGGCCTGCCGCTCGGCGATCTTGGATTGCGCGTCTTGCATTGCCGCCTCGGCTTGAGCGTTCGCGGCCTGGGCGGCGTGCTCCTGGGCCGCCTGGGCCTCCGGTGAGTTCGGATCGGCCTGGATGCCCAGCTGCGCGCGAAGGAACGCCGCCATTTCCTTGCGCTTGCCGAAGTCAGACATTTCGAGCGCGAAGGGAATCAGCAGCGCCTGCATGTTTGGCGGCATGGATTTCAGGATTTCCGAGAACGCTGCGAACTGCTGAGCGCGGTAGGTGGGCGTGCTCGGCACGTCAGACAGCGCGACCTTGACCGGCGCCGTCTGCACGTCGTTCTCCTTATAGGCCTCCCCGGTGACGGGATCCTTGCGAGGGATGTTCACCACCACCTTGCGTTTGACCGTCCCGTTGTCCACCAGGATTTCCGCCTGGTTGGTCATGTCCTCTTTGATCAGATCCAGCAGCGCGTTGCCCACGCCGCGACGGGCCACCCGGTAGTTGTCGTTGATCTTGGCCAGCGTGGTGACGCCCTGCTCTACCAGCGACTGGATGGCCAGGCCGGAGCTGGCGTTGGACTGCTGGCCCATCATGGCCGCGTACACGCCGGCAGCCTCCTGGATCGCTTGCTTGCGCTCCTGCATGATCTGGAACTGCTGCTGGGACAACTCGAAGTTGCTTTCGACCTTGATGTTGCCTTTGGCCGCCCTGGGATTCGTCACGATGAAGGCGTCCGCGCGGCCCAGCTCACGGTTGGCATCGCTCATCGTGTTGTACTTCTCGTCCAGGGCGTCCGAGTCGATGAACGTACGGCGGCTGTTGAGCAGCCACATCATGCGAGCGGCGCGGGCGTTGACCTCGTCCTGGGGCGACAGCATCGCCCGGATGATCCCGTAGGGCACACCCGTCAGGTCCTCCCGGTAGCCGAAGAACGGGATGTACGGAAACGTGCGGCGGTTGGAGCCCCGGTCCAGTACGCGGATCGGGCCGATGTGAAAGGCGCAGCGGATCTTGTCGAAGACGGCCAGCTTGGGCTGAACGGCGCCCGACGCGACCAGCGCGCGATGAATCTGGTTCTGCTCGTTGAACTCAAGTGTGCGTCCGCCGGGCAGCACCAGCACCAGGCCGCGCACCCAGACCCGGTACCAGACCTCAAAGCACGTCACCACGCGGCGCTCAACGTCGCGCCAGTCCAGGTCATCCCAGGTCGTGCGCGTGCCCTGCCCGAGGGAATTGAAGAAGTCCGCGGACATGCGGGCTTCGTTCGTCAGGTGATCCGTCCAGTCCCGCCAGTTGGAGGCGGCCAAGATCATTTCCCGGTGCTCAGGAAAGAACGCGGCGATGTGGTCGGCGTCGTACCGCTTCTTGCGCACGACGTACCGCGCGTCGCTCCAGTCCAGGGCGCGGCTGCGCCAATCCCAATAAATCTCCGACCGCGGC